TCAGGTCTGCCCAGATACGAAATGCTCCACGAATGCTCTGCCATCCAGTCATCCAGCAGTGTGAAAAGTAATAATCAAACCAAGATAATTTTATTTTTTTTGTGTTTGTTCCTTTCAGGGGAGTAGAATACATTAAGAAATTCCATTTATAATAGTATAATATCAGAAAGGACGCCTGAAGTCAAGTGCCACTGGGCCAGTTTGAGAAGTGTCTTTATGATATTCTTTTTCTTTTTGAAGTATCTATTCCTCTTGCTTTTTGATACCTTGAAAGACATCCAGCATTAGTAATAAATCCAGTTTCTAAGCATTCCCACTTTTGAGATGACGTTGTTTTTCCTCCAAGTTTAGCATTTTTAGTTTTTTCTTCTGCCGTTATGCCAAATAATCCAACACCAAGTTCTTTTATCCTGTTTCCACCTTTTAGTCCTTGTTCCCGTTGCCATTCAATATTCCAAAAAAGATTTCCTTTTTCTTTATTTCTTGATACTGCTTTTCTTCCATTAATTCTTTGATTTATTTTTTGTTTTTGTGGTGATAGTGAAAAATATCCCCTTTTTAATTCTTTATTTTGTTTTCCAACTTTTCTCAATATATCTAACGAAATATATCCACCACAGTGTTCGTTTAGACACCACTTATCAGTATTATAAAATGGTTTGATTAATCTTTTTTCAACTTCTTGTGCTTCTATCCAACCTTCATCAGTATAATCAAATAGTTGAAGTATTTGTTTCTTTGATGTATAAAAATCCCACATCCGTTTATGAGTTATGGGATACCCCATATAATACTCATCAAATTTCTTTTCTTTGTGTACACCATAGTAATAATAAGGAACCTCTTCAAAGGTAATCTTATATGTGTAAATCTTTGGAGAACCCATAACTGCTCTTAACTTGGTGGTTATTACTATTTATACAGGAAAAGCACCCAAAGGTGCTTTATCCAACCTGAAAAGAACCACCAAGTCAGGCAGTATTATTTATCTGTTGCTAATACTGGTTTAGAGAATGTCATATCAAAATACCGGTAATACTTCTATTTGTTTACATCCCTGAGATTCTACCATATTCTTCCAGAAAAAGGCACTCTCAACATCAAGGAAGACCGCAGATTGTTTACTGAACTGACCCTTTTTCTTGGGTTTGAGGTAGACAACGCTGTATTTCATAATTAGGAAAATGGTGAGTACGAAGAGCATTATACACAATAAATGAGTTTGTAATAAAAATGGAAAGAAACGCAATCAGACGAACCACCGCAATTTGGTCCGATTCTTTATCCGTATCACCACTCTTTTCCCCAAGAGACTTCGCAATAATTTTCCATAAATTACTTTGCTTCTGTTTCATAATCTCCAATAATTTCTATATTTTTCCATTCATTTGGATAAACTAACATACAAACACTTCTGAACTTATCATCATAGGTTTCTATACAAACCGTGACATATTCATCGGATACAAATTCAATAAACCCATTACAGTTTTTGTATTCAACTTGAATTCCTGTGGTAAATGTCATCATACAAAACACATCTCCAAAGAAGTTTTCTTGAGTGGCATAGCAGTATAAGAAGTAGTATTCTCTATATTTACCTCTTTGCCAGGAGTCTTAGAATTTACCGGAGCATAATAGACTCTTTTCTTTGGAGAATAGAATCCCCATACAGTTTTAGTAGGAGCACCCAGATTATAATCAAACTTACGAGTACAGCACAACCAAATACGAACTATTTTTGTATTGAATTGTTCGTACTCATAAGAATATTCTTTTGTGGGTGCCTTATGAGGAAACTCGGGAATCATTAGGTTGTAAATGAATCAATAATACCGGACTCGTACTCGTCCGAGAGTTTGAATTTCTGAGCACTGACTACATTTGGCATAATCAGATTCACATACCTTTCGTCATAGGATTCTTCTTGTGACAAAATACTAAATGCTTCGGTGTCATTTTCGGCAATTAGATTGATTAGTCCACCATATTCCGAACTTGGAAAAGGAACCCAAAAATCAATCAGATACAAATACTTCATTTCTTTTGTTTGATTACTCCTTTATTTTAGCAGAATGTTGTAGACAAGTCAACTGGCGGCTAAGTTCAATTCTTACCGGAATCAGATTGTGGGAAAAAAACATCTCCCATTGATTACCCTTCACCAAATTGATAATATTATCCAACTGACGTAGTGCCAGCAGAATCTTCATTTCATTAGTCATAGAAACTCCGCAACAAAGTAATCAACCGTCAGTTCCAGTTTTGCGGCAGTGCTCTCAATATATTCATCAATCAGTTCGGGAGAATCTTGCTGAATAATGGCATAATAACTATACCAGAGAGGAGAAAGAACTTCACTCATTTGGAGTAACGACAATCAGGATGGGGTTGTGGAAGTGAGGCACATACAGTATCATATGCCTTGAAGAGTTCTATATCGCGTTTGGCAATTGCGGCATTATACATTAGAATGCCAATAAACGCAAGAAAAATGTAAGTAACTTTCATCAGCAGGCACCCATCATAGGATTGACATTGGCAGGTTGAGTATTGAATCCGGTCACTTTATAACCAAGACCAATACGCTCATCACACTCGTGCTCAAAGTCACTTTTGGTGATACATTTGGTGCTCATTACGTCAGTACCCTGAAACTTGAGAACCTTGTAGATAAACTGTGTATCACCGGCAACGGGGAAATAGTCAACAACCATTGTGCCGGTGGTGGAAGTGAGTTGCATCTGGTGCTCCGTTGATTACCTTGTTATTATAGGGCATTACCAGCACCACAGCAGTGCCGCTGGGCCAGTTTGGAAATTGGTTTTGACTGTCTGGGATACCATAGGAAGCGGTCGGTGCTTGGAGAGGCACCCAGAACCCTTACAAACACTAGGGTCAAAACCTGATTTTTTGCGATTTTCACTCCTTAGGTACTATGCTTGGTCTGTGCGGGCAGAATCCGCTGTTTTTTAAAGTTCCTCATCCTTTTTTGAGGCAGATACGGTCCATTATACACATAGCAAGGTCAAATTGCAAGTCCTCATCAATTTCTCCAAGTTTGTCTTTCAGAGCATCAGGAACAACCTCCTGCATAAATTCACACCAACGCTCATCCAGATAGATGTAATCAATCACTTCAGGAACCAGAGCATCTGCCAGATTGCTAATTGTTTGATTAGAGAGTGCCATAATTACTTGAGATTGTACTTGGAAATGAGAAGGTCTCTTACAAGTTCGCGGTCAATACTATCACCACAGAACTTTTCACCTTTGATTCTGGCAATCTTGATGATGTCATTAGTTGCCTTACGAATCACAGTACGATTGGCACCCATAGGATAGATACCATCAGAACCATAGAACGACATCACATAATCAACAAAATCGTTGATGAGTTCTTTTGAAAGTGTGGTTGCAGTCATTTCAGTTAGCAATTTGGTTGAGAATGTTGCGAGCATACTTCATAAAGTCATATGCAGTCACATTGCCATTGTAATTCTCAATACAATAACCATCAAGCATATCAGATTGATTATAAGTATTCACAATCAGCAGGCAGGCATCATAGAGTGCCGCTTTATGTTCTGCTTCGGCATTAAACTGAATTGCGCTGTAGGTCGGGAGGGTCACTGGTGGTTTCCTTGATTACCTTGTTATTATAGGGCAGAACACAGGCGGTTCGGGAAGTACTGTGCCACTTTGGGGGCTGGCACACCCTGTTTATCAATTAAGTACTCAACATATAGAGTTTCTTCTTGCTCCCGTGCCTCAATTTCATGCCCTTGATGCCAATATTCGTAATCTTCCATACAATCTTTACCATAATACATTTTTCCGCGTTTCTGACGGAGAGAACCCACTACCCACTGCCGCAGATGGGTCATTTCGTGTAAAAGAGTTTTTATATACAACTCTTCACACATATGGGTATTCAGTTCAATAATGAAGTCTCTGGGGCGATAGGTTCCTTCCAGTACATCACACCAACCATAAACACCTTCACGCCTCAATCCACGATGTACAATCTGAACATAGATTTTATGTCGTGGAAGGAACTTATTCAGAAACCAAGAGGCAACATCCTCACAGGTCCGCTTGCGATAACCGTATCCACTAATTTCAATGAGAGAGTGCATGACCAATGTAAGAACCAAATGAATGATGAGATGAAAATCAGTTTGTCTTTAGTAGTCATAATCAGCAACCAAACATTAGTGCTCCAATACCCGCACCAAAAATACCCCACGAATTACTTCTCTTATTTCCATAAGAATAGTTGTAACTACCAGAGTTGCGGTTGCGAGTATAGTTAGAATTGTAGTTGTATCCTGTTTGACCTGAGAGGGCAGTCGCTAGTCCATAACCAACGGCAGCACCAGCAGCAGGATTACAAACTCTCTGACGTTGATAAGTGGGATTCCAGTTACCACCACTCACCTGATTACAAGGAACATTATAGGATTGAGTCTGAACTCCACCCGGATAGTAGTTTCCGTACTGGTCATAACCACCAGGAACATAAACTTCCTGATATTGAGTACAGACACCAAATTGATTCACCTGTTGTGCCATTACTGGTGCGGGCAGAAATACTAGCGGAAGAAGGAGAAGAAGTTTTTTCATTGTGAAGGAGGAGGAAGTTTTGGAGCGGACATTTGTAATGTTTGTTTCTGTAAACCGAGCATGGCACCATCAAGTGCCTGTGCGATTGGACCAAATCCAACCGTTGCAGCAATAATACCAAAGATAGTTCCAGCAACAAAATTAATCATTTTAGTAATTTGTAACCTTTACAAGTTGTTCCAGGATTTCGCAGAGACCTTAACATATTTCCAGAGGATTTAAGTTCCAAAACTTCACGGCACCATTTTGTAAGATTAGAGACAACAATAACTTCACCAATTGGAGTTTCAATCAAACGGATTTTTGCTTGTGAATATGCTACGTTGTCAGCATTACTCATCCATTCAAGATTTGATACGTGATTGTTTGTTTTGTTTTCATCAATATGATTTACAGTATCATAATTATTTGGATTTGGAATATATGCTAATGCTACTGCCCTATGAATAATCATAGTTCTAGCATTAGAAGTATTTTGTTCCAAAATAACATTCATATATCCTTTGTGGTTAATTTGTGGTTTTAGTTCTCTTTTGTAAGAATAATCAAGGACTTTTCCTTTTCCCATTCCTCCCGTTTTTTTATGAGAATAGATTACACCGTCTTCGGTGACACTATATGCCTCATATCCTGGTATAAGTTTCATAGTTGATTGGTTTATAACTACTTATATTTATACCAGAATGATTGGGTCTTGATTACTTATACAAATATGACCCGCTCCAATCCGCATTCTCAAGCAACCATTCACGCTGCTCAATCAATCGCAAATCATAACGAACACCTTTGGCAGGAGATTTCCAACTGGCACTTTTATAAATTTGTCCAGTTTTCTTATCTACAAAAGCATGAACAGAGCGAGAACCAGCAGCATTCATAATGATTTTGTGATACTTGCGACCACTCTCAATAATGAACTCATAATCACATTCACCATTCTTTAGTTTTTCAACACATTCCTGATGATAAGGAACATAAGACTCATCCTTATTCTTAATGGCATATTCATGAGACTTGATGTTGTAATCAATGAAGTTTTGACGCAGTGCCTCACAAAGTTCCCAAGTGTGCTTCAGAACGGCAAGTTCAATGTTCTTCCGTGCCTCTGTGGCGGCAGCGTAGTCAGCGAAGGTGGTCGTCATCGGTTTGCTTGCTTATGAGGTTATTATAGGGCATCCAGCAGGGGATTCTGAGGGTCTTGTGCCAGTTCCCAGTCTGCACACCGCTTGGTTGCGATTTCTGTATAGTGTTCACTAAGATCTATACCCACAAAGTTTCTATTTTCCCGAATGGCGGCAACTCCTGTGCTGCCACTACCAACGAACGGGTCAAGTACCGTAGAATTGATAGGAGAATAGATCTTGATAAGATACGCCATCAAATCTACTGGTTTGACTGTAGGATGGTCATTGTCGGATCCTTTTTCTTTTCTTGTGGCACGAGGAGCATAAAAATATTTTTGATGTTCTGGTAATACGTCACCAATGATATTAGAAGGATATCTACCAGCAGGGTTAGCATCTACAGTTCCAAACTCTTCTTGTGTTCCTGTAGTTTTTCCATCACGTCCAAATGTACGACGTTTAGCACCATCTTTTACCCAACCTGTTGGTGGTTTCTTATCCCATGGCACTCTAGTATTTTCAGTATCAATTAAACCACATCCCCACTTCTCAAAATTATTTTGAAGTGTTCCTTGATATGGTTTTTGTGCTACTACTATTGGTTCATGTGCTGGTTTTAATCTATTATGTTTGGGCATTTTAGTAGTGGTCATCCACATAATTTGATCTTTAATTTTAAATCCAGCATCCTCTACATTACATGCCAGACGATGATAAAGTTCTGGAGAACAAAATGCTAAGCAAAAAGCACCTGGGCGAAGTGTGCGAAACACTTCAACCCAGATGTCTACGGAAGGAACTGAATGATCCCAATGGTCCATATTCATTCCATAAGGGGGATCGGTGATACAACTATGAAAAGTATTATCTTCGTAATTAGATAACACTTCTTTAGAATCACCTAATAGAATTGAGAACGTTTTGTTCACAGATTAATCTCCCTTCGTGTTTAAAATAATTAGTTTTTTCAGCACTACCATTCTGAGTGTACATATTTCTTATGTAATAGTCAAATCCACGAGATTTATCTTCCCATTTTGGCATGTTTTGATATTTATGCAGAATTTGATTTAGTTCTACAAGCAATTTTGAATACAATTCTCTCTTTTCTGATTTTAGCACATCTTTACCATAAAAAATTGTAGTCTCATTAGTTTCTTTACTTGTAAAAATGTAAATATACTCTTCCCCTGGAAGTCCACCATTATAAACGGGATAAGTCTTGTTGGATGATTTACATTCAATAAAATAAAGTTTACCATTGTACCTTACAATGAAATCCGGACTGGAATTTTTTCCTGTCGGTTGTGAAATATATTCTCCTTCTTTTAATTCAGGAATATCACCACCATTAAGTGCTTTTTTGAGTTGTAATTTTGTAATTTTTTTAATTTTTGATTTTAAAAATCCATTAGAAATCAAAGTATTTTCTACAGAAACTTCGTGTTCTGATACTTGATATCCACCAGACACAAAATTAAGTTCAAGAATTTCTTTGAAAAATTGATTCAAATTTGCCATAACAGTTTTTCTGACGATTGCCGTCAATTCGATTGTTTACTCTGTAATTATAGGGCATCCACCAGGGGATTCGGGGGGTCTTGTGCCAGTTTCAGGACTGCCACACGGCAATCAGTTCACTTGCTTTTTTTCTGCTAGAACTCTTTGCAGAAATGGACCTTGACACCTGAATTGAATGGATTTTGGCATTTTTATAAAGTTCTCTTGTAACGGGAACATCGTGATTAGAAAGTATCACCTTAATTCCACGATTTGCCAGAGTTTCTGCTAAATCTCTCAATTCAATCTGTTGTTCGTGAGTAAATCCATCTGTTGCATAATTGGTAAAGTTAGAAGTCTCAGATGTGGGAACATAGGGAGGGTCAAAGTAAACAACATCACCCTCTCCTAAAGATTCATACAGTAATTCGTTGGAGAATGTGGTATTGGTAAATTCAACACATCTATTATTAAATGTGGCAATAAAGTCCAACATTTCTTTTTCGGGAAAGTGTGCCTTTGTATTTTCTATTACCCCAGTCTTTGAGTTCTTGTTCTCCTTACCATAGGGAACATTAAACTCACCTTTAGAATTATAACGACAGAGACCATTAAAGGCGTGTTTGTTCAAGTATAAGAACAGTTTAGCTCTCTCTCTGGCATCAGTCTCGGAATTAAACTTATTCCTAATTTCAATATACCTTTGTCTTGTATTATTATCGTCCACAAATATCTTGGCACAATCAGAAACAAACTCAATATCAATATTTGTATAAAGAGAATGCAGATCTGAATTAATGTCATTTAGAATATATTCATATGCCTGTACGTTTAGTGCTACAGACAGACTTCCACCAAAAGGTTCACAATATCTGGTGGGTGTTCCAATTAAAGGTAAAAGATGGGGCAAGACCCTAAACTTGTTTCCTGCCCACTTGAGAGGTGGTTTAATCATTATATCCCACTATATGAATGTAATCATAGCATAAAAAAAGAGGGTTGTCAAACCTCTTGCAATCAATTATCATACATTCTACATTCTAGAGCATCAGGGTGCGAATCACAATAAAGTTCAAGTCGTGTCGGATCGTGAGAATCTTCTGGATGATTTTCTTTATATGATTTCAGTGCTTCTAATTCTTCTGAAGTATGCCGACGATTTTGTGGTGAAATTGTTGGGTCATCAAGAACTTGTTTGTCTTTTTCGATATGCTGATCGATTGTACTCATAATACTCGGTAAATTAGATATAATATTTATTTTATTTTGTTTGTGAGGATACAGAGTCACCTTTACCATAAAGTGACCTAACAAATAATGCCGTAAATTTTTCCATCTTTTGTGGGCAAACTTGACTCGGATTGTAATTAATTGCTTCTCTCAGAGCATTCAGTTCTCTCCACTCTTCTTGAGTGAGATATTCTGAGTTTGTTTTGGGAAGTGTCATGGGTTTAATAAGAATGTTAGGATTCTAACACAAATCCTTTATATTATGTAGAAACTTAACATTCTCTTTTGTTTTCAACAAATTCCTCTAAAGCATCCAAATCATCTTTGAGTTCCTTTTCTGCTTTTTGGTCGTGATAATAAGACCACAATGAGTTATGTACGGTCATTAATTCCGAAACCCAAAATCCGCCCGGATATATGCCCAGAGCATCTTGCAGTCCTCTGTGACTGGTTCCTTCTTTCTCTGCCTTACACATAATATAGCAGATTGCCTGGACCATATCAAGTTTATCAGACTCAGAGAGCATAAAGTACTTACCTATTGCTCTTTGCTTTGCCTCTTCATTTGACTTCTGAAGTTCTTTGCAGGCATCAGACGCCCACCATTCTTTTAGCATCTTACCAAATTCGTTAGGTTCAGTCATCTTTTCCAAATATAGTTCCAAAGAATCCGGTGTCACCAAATTTACGATTCTCCAGTTTATCCAGAATAGAATCAGTATTTTGAACTGATTCAATACGACTAATCAAATCAGCAATAACTGAGCATATCATAGGTCGTTCTTGTCGTGCTGCAAATGCCAGTGCTGCTCTCAAAGATTGTTCTGCATCTTTTAAATTTTCTTCAACTGATTGTGATAGTGCCATCGTTTTCCTCCTCAAATAACATACAGTCAATACAGGACTTTAGTTCCAATACATCATCCTTAGAAAGTCCATCTAAGGTAATTGCTTGTTTCTCAAATGCAATGGTGATATTATAAACTTCACCATCAAATCCACCACAGGTTTGAATGGTTCTCATTCTTTAAACCAGAAACCATCGGCAGTCATAGTCCAACCTGCCGCAACCATTTTATCATAAGTTTTTGGTTGTGTAATTTTGCGGAGAAGAAAACTGCCATCATTATTATCCACCCATTCCACCTCATCACCCGGAGAAAGATTTGCTGCTTCCAACAAGTCATCTGGGAATGTGATAAAGTATTCTTGCTCTCCGGTTATACAATCAGTTCCTTCTTCAACAGGAAGTTGCCACTTGACTACTTTATCTTGTTTAGGTTCTTCTGGGGGTAGATTAGAAAGATATTCCAAATCACTGTGCCCCCAAGGCGGCATACAATCGTCAGTCTCTTCTTGATTGATTTTAGTTACAGTTTCTTTCCAGGCATCCTTAAACTTCCTATCAAAGTCTTCAAGGTAATACTGAAGAAATTCATCCGCAGCATACAGAAGAGTTTCTGCTTTATCATACTGATGCTCTTGAAGTCTATCAACAGCACTATCCAAAATCTCACGGGCAGAAGAAATTTTGGCGGTGACCATTTCTAGGTCATTCATCACATTCCAAATTTTTTGGTAATTAGTCGTCATTTTGGTTCAGTCTGTCTTGGATTGCTTCTCGTACTATAACCTGAATCTCTTTGCTTGTCAAGTTATTCAACCACGACCAATTGGGGTCTTCCTTGTCCCAACTCATTTCATAAGACCCATCATCATTTTGAGTAATTTTCAGTGAATCAATCTCTTGGTTTTGGTTTGTTACACTCATTGCAGTAATAAGAATAATTGTGCTTAAAGTATTTTACCACCTGAAAATTCGATTTGTCAAGTGGTTTTTCTACACCACACTTGGAGCAGACTCTAGTTTGGGGTGTTCCACTCGGACTTTTCTTCTTTACGGAGTGCCTTAAGTTCTTTATATAAGATTTTGATTTGCTGATACGCATCTTCAGGTGAGATTTTATCAGATATTTCAAGTCCCGCAATGAGACCCACTTTATCCCCAAAACGGGCAAGTGCTCTTTCATATTCTGTTAAATTATCATAAGGCATTTTATTTTCTCTTTTTATAGGGTTTTAATGGTAATCTTCCAGATTTCCATTCTTTACCAGGACATTCTACACTTCTTTTGTTAATTTGTCCATCATTCCACCATTTTGTTTCTTTATTATTATTATGAGTTCCTGGAAATGGTTTTCCTTTATGGACATTTCTTATTTTTTCTTTAGTTTCTTCTGAATGAGTTTTACCTAACCAATTAGTGTTACCTTTTTTTGCTTCACCATTTTTTCTTCTATGTTCTTCTGAACGAGTTTTACCTCTATTTGCATTTCCTATTTTATTTTTTGTTTCTTCACTTAATTTTCTACCAGCAACACCTCCACCAGTTCCACCATCTACAAGATTTCTCAATATACCTGTTCCGTCATATTTTTTACCGAAAATGAAAATCATATAAATTTCGTGTTTATTAGCATCGTTAAGAGAAAGATTATCTTTTAGTATAATTCTTCTTTTTTCATTTGGAACAGAAACACTATGACCAAATTTAGTGTTCATTCTTCTATATTTTGATTTTTTTTTGATGCTTTCCCCTTCCAATATAATAAGGTGTGCCGTCTTCACGCAAATAAGCGTAAGTATAATATTCCATCTGCTTTACTTGTGGTTATAGTTATTTATACAAGGAAAGGAGCATTTCTGCCCCCATTCTGCTTAAATAACCACAAATAAGCATCACTATTTATTCATATAATGTTCGGCAAGAATATCTATACGGGCATCAACTGCATCTATAGAGTTGGCATTTTCATACAGACAATTTGTAGTCTCTACATTCTCTTCTTCAAGACGCTTAATGTCTATAAGAGCACCTTCATACTTTTGTTCCAGAGTAGTAATGCGTTCTTCAAGTATAGCAACGTGCTTGGCAAGAGAAGAACAAAGTCCTACAAGACAATACTCATTATCGTGCTCATCAGAAACGATAAGTTTGTACTTGTCAGGCATCTCATAATCTTTGAGAAACCAATCAAATAATCTAAATCTCATCACAAAACTCCTATTTCTTTAAGATATTGTCTGTACCTCATAAATCTACCGACACTTGGTTGATTTGGTACATTCAGTTGATGACAAATTTCGGAGTAGCACAACCACTCATACCAAGGTGTGGTAGAGTCCAGAGTATGATAAGGATAATCAGAGTTTTCCATCCACGCTTCCCTGATGAGTAATTACTTCCATAAATCCTTCTTGAAGACCTTTCATATAGTACCTAGTGGCATTAATACAACCTTCCTCGGTCAGTGATGTAATGAGTCGTTTTTCTTCTTTATTATAAGAGTGATAAACACCCCATCTTGCTTTTTCAATATAAAAGCAATCATCAATCAGTTTTTTTTCCGTCATTTACTTTTTTTACTGTTTCGTGAAGTTGTTTAAGTGCCTCAATGGTTTCAGGAGTTTCTTCCCATTCCCATTGGTTTTCGTTTTTTTGAGTATAAGTGCGTGTGGTCATTGTTCGTTCTTGTAGATAATAGTGTAATCTTTCTTTTTGAAATTGTTACGGGCAATGTACTTTTGAGCGTGGTCTTCGGTCTGGAAATAGCAGGTCTTGAAATCCTTTAGTTCTTTACCATCCTTATGAGTTATTTTAATAGGAAATCCATCTCCGTGAGGAAACTCTTCTTTAATGGGTTTGATCATAAATTGGCAAAGTGGTTCAGATACTTAGTTATCATAGCAAGACTTTGATTATTCGTCAAGTTCCTGTGCGAGTTGTAGCATATCATTTTTATCCAGAACAATCAAATTGTCTTGAGCATTATAAAACCTTACAGTTTCTGCGGCAACTTGTAGGATTGCAGAAACCAGTTTCTCTTCAGTATCAGCACCTTGATTGTTCCTACAATCCCATACTGCGTTCATAAATGCTTGTGAGCGTTCAGACATAAGTTTCGTCCTCAAAGGTAAAGTATTCGTAAATTTGTGCCATTACACACTCTTCAATATGGTCACAGATAGACTCTTCAGTCGGGTTCTCAATATGCTTATGAGCACGACGATAACCACGCCGCACACCTTCTTCAATCGCTTGTTCTAGTATCACAAGTGTTTTTACTTTCATAGTTCTACCTCAAAGTTAGGGTCAAAGTTAATGTTCAGGTCTGCATTATTGTATCCGTTGTAATAACCACGAGGATTACATACAACTCTACAATTACCAATCATATAATCCATACTTTCGTGTGTATGACCGTGACTCCAGCATTTGATTTGAGGATTATTCAAAATCAAATCATCAAGGTCACTTACATAAGCACCATTTGCAATACCAGAACTTCGGTATTTTGGATGAACCGATTGATAAGATGGTCCGTGATGGGTAAGAACCCAGGTTTTAGTATCCTTAAACTCTTCCAACTTTTGTTGAAGGAATAGTTTGGAATTCTTATGAAACTTGAGAGTATCATCAGTAGTTAGTTTGCGATAGTTAGAACCAATACGAATGACTTTATAATCATTCATACACTGTGCTGCCTCCATCATCTCTAGAGCATTTTCATTACGAAAATCAGTCCATAGAGTTGTCCCAAGAAATACCCAGTCCTTGATTTTTACAAAGTCATTTTCTACAAGATGAATTTCCTTTGGTAGATGCTCTGCAAGAACATCCCAAGTTCCTTCATAGTTGTATCCATATGCTTCGTGATTTCCCGCAAGATACAGAACCTCATCAAAGTTCTTTACACACTTTTGTAGAAAGTCATTATAAACTTTCTTAAGAGGTCCATCCTTCTTAAAGTGACGAGCACAAAGAATGTCTCCACCAAGAATCAGAACCTCACCTTCTCCAAGGTCAGGAACTCCGTGCCCGTGCTCACAACACTCTAAATGTAAATCACTGACTACTTTGATTTTCATTTCCATAGGTCATCGCTTTGGATTTGTATGTATATACTATAAGGCACCTGACTCGGAAGGTCAAGTGCCTTGTGCCAGTTCTTCAATTGGATTAGTCATTCCGATTTTAGCATAGAAAAATACATCTTATAGTATTTTTTCTTGAGTTGAGTTATGGTTTCAAAGTCTTCTTCATCAATACAATCAAGTAAGTATGAAACTCCCTCAAGCTCACTCAATAATCTTGCTATTGTTGTTGAGTTCAGTTGCTTTACATTCCATTTCTGCCTGAAGTTCTCTTGCGAGTCTTTCATACTTCCATTTCATCATCAGGTTTGTAATCGGATTTTTTGGATGAAGTCTTATCATCCACAACATTCTTTCGGTATTGATTTTTATAACTTTGAAGATAAGAGTCAAATATATCGCAATATTTTCATCTACCCATATCAGGTATGCGAGTATTCCGAATATTACAACACAGGCAGATTGAAAAGGTGTCATATGAAATTACCTCTTTATTGGCACTATTTAGAACCCGACTGCCTTAGATTTCTTTTTAGTTTTATCAAGGGCATTTACATAATCCAAATAATCGGGGATTTGGTTGTGAACGAACCAATACCCCTGAACGCCCGTCCAATCGTCAAAAAATATGGTTTTGCCACTTTTCAGGACAAGTTCGTAGTTATGACGATTATATGGGGCATCAGAGGTTTGTTGAAATACTTCCATCACTGAATTCCATCAAACTGACGAAGATATGCCACACAATTCTTCCACTTTTGAAATTCAGCATCCGAAAAATTATCAGAGGCATAGGGAATGTTCACAATTGCGGCACAAACCCGATTCACATTTACAGTAATCATCATTTCATTTGCCGATGCCGGTTGAATGAAAAGAAGAGGAAGAAGAAAGACAAGTTTTTTCATAGATATTCCTCAAGACTGGATGATGTAGTACGCTTTCGTGGAGTCTGTTTAACTTTTTTCTGAATGTAGTCCTTGGCAGTTGTGAGGTTATTTGAGGTATGAACCTGTTCGCCATTACAGATAATAACGAACTTATTACCCCAAGGAACTGCTGCCCATTTCCCGTCTTTAGTCACATAACCAGCAGGGTCTGAAGGTTTATTATTCAGAATATCATAATTGGGAGTATTTGGTATGTTAGGGGTCAGCATGTGACATTCACAACTCTGGCGTTTAGATTTCGTGCCTCAATAACTTTTTTTGCCTCAGCAGGATTGTTAGCATATACTTCTTCTGTTTGGCGTTGATTACCGGCAATAAAAATCACCCGATACTTCATTTGAGTTTCCTCTTTTGGTTACTTGTGTATTATAGCAGGAAAGGGGTCCGTTGAAAACCCCCTGTGCCAGTTATGAAAGTGGATCAGAGGAGTTGAATTGCTTCAGTTTCCCCTTCAATTTGAGGAGCTGCCCACAATTCAAGCGGGAGTTCATCAAGAGACACTGTAGGAGGAGTAATCATACCACCAAACTGTGCGTGAATCTTCTCACAGTAGAAGTTAATAGGTCCGAGGAACACTTCTTCCATAACCTTGATAATCTCTTGGCGATCTGCTTCGATGTCAGATTCGTGCTCGGCGTAGCTGTTACAGATTACGCGAACCTTTTCACCCTTTCTCCAGGCAGATATCGCCCACTTGAGAATGTCTCCAGCATACCGATAAGTGAACTGGGAGTCAAGAATCTTATGTCGGGTTGCAACTCCATCTTCAGAGGAATAGTTGTTAGAACCAAACATCGGATTGGATTTAATCCACTGCTTGATTTCTTCCTTGGTAGTGTTAAAAACCTTGGTAGATTTAGTCTTTCTATCCAGAATAGCATTTTCAATTGCCGTGATGACAGGTTTATGTGCATACCGAGAAGTAATGCCACAGATATCTAGCAATTCCCCGACAACATCACGAGTCAGAGGAAGACTCTCATCTTCAATCACCAACTTCACAACGTTGATAAAGTCATTCTGAACCGCATTTACTGTACCATCCGTTGCATTTGCATACAAACCCATCAAACTTAAAGCAGAATTGTCAGAAAGATTGTCGTAAAGTTCGTTACCAGTATCCTTTCGCACATACAATGCAACAGGAACGGAGTGATAGTTGTTTTCCTTTACTGCCTTCAGAAGGTGTCGATGGTCGAACAAACTCTCATTACCATCGCCATCTACAAATACACTAAATGGCCATTGTCTTACTGCCCATCCTTCCTTTGTTGATGCGATCAGAACATCCAGATTGCCCTTGGCAAGTTCAGTCTTTCGAGGATAATTGGCAGTTGTGGGAATGATTTTGGAAGTTAATCGTGGAACGAAGTTATCATCAATTAACTGTAGTAGTGGGTATTGAGGTCCGTCTTCAGAAGTAACCTCAACACGATGAACAGGAAAAACCTGCTCTGAGTGAACTTTAATTTTTTTCATTTAGTTTAATGCGATGTGTATTGCCCATCAATTGATTGAGCATATGAGTATCATATACCAAAAAGGAATCCTTGTCAACCCCCTGTGTCAGTTCAGCGATTGTCTCAGGGAAAAATATCGGAATTTCTACCATCAATCCAAAGATTATCATCTAATTGAATAAGACCATTTTCACCTACATCATCAAAGTATTCTTGAAGTCGGGAAACCTTATTCTTCAAACTAATATCTTCAACAACATACCCTTCAAGTGTTTGTGTTGTAACATCTGGATCATCACCAATATTTTCTAAACGATCTCGTTCGTTATTATCTACAAGAGGTGCAAGATTTTCCCAAGTATTACCAAGACCATTTGCAAGACAAGGATTACAGTTCAACTTATACATCAAGGTGGTAATCATAGTATGAATATTATCCGCATTTGGTTCTTCTAAAGTATATTCAAATGCTTCTGCAAGTCCAAGACCACACTCACCAGTTTTGATTGGATCTACACCAGTTGGTTCATATTCTGTATAAAGACTTGGACTCAATCCATTATCTGGTTCCGCTTCAGTGCGCTCTTGTTTAACTACCTTTGATGCAGAAGAATAGTTAATATCTTTTAAACAAAGTTCTGGTTCTTGATGAAGAGAAGTCCATGCCCATTCAAGAATGTTACAAAGTGCATCATATTCAGTTGGAGTTAAAATTGGTTTCGTCATAATGATTTTAAATCTCAGAGTATTATAGCAGGAAAGGGGTCCGTTGATCAACCCCCTGTGCCAGTTCAGCGATTGATCGTGCTGATTGCCACATCCCCCTTCTGGAAGATAATGTCCATCACGTTCTGAACCTTCTGTGCCGTGCCCGTAGATGCCTTGTCAAAGGTCGGGCAAATCACCAGACCATAGGATTTGGTGTAGGAGTCCAGAGCACCTGCCACAAGGGCACCAGAGCGGATTCCAGCGGCATCCTGGGGGTGAAGACGCAGCGTCCTACCGACCGTTTGACCGATACCTACGATGTCCATAGAACGCATAAACACAACCGCTTCCAGAGCAGAGATGTTAATGCCTTCTGCCAGAATGCTGTGATGAAGAACCACAAACTTCTTGTCGGCATCCTTACCCCACTCGTTGAGAGTATCAAAGAATACCTCACGATTGACTTTATCACCATCAATAAAGGCACCGTGCTTGGAAGTAATGTGCATCACAGAATAACCTTCCTCTGCCAGTTGTTCGGCAAAGTCAGTTTCGGAAAGCAGACCAATAATGTGCTTGGTTGCCTTGGCACAAATCAGGACTTTATCAACAGAGTTTGAGTAATCAACCAAACCCTCAGTTACAGTAACCTGCTTGGGATTAAGGATAAGGTCAAGTAGATACTCACAGTCCCGTTGAGCGATGTCCTCACCCTTGACCGAAAGTCGCATCTGCTTGCAAATCACCTTAGGAGGAATGATGTAACCGTTCTGAACCAATTGAGGAGCAGGAACCTTAGCGATGATGCTACCGTAGACCTCAGTATCATTCATACCTGCCTTACCAATTACATTGCTGTATTTTGGGGTGGCAGTAAAGAAGAAACAACGCTCTGCCTCTGCACTGAAATACTCTACCGCAGGGAAGAAGTGACGTTGAATAGAATTATGTGCCTCATCCATATAAATTGTATCAACGGTGATTTCTGCCCTTTGTAGTTGCTGTAGAGAGTTATAGGTGGTGAAGATAAGTTTGTGACCTTGTGCCTGCTCGTACCAATTACGAATTACATTAGGTTTCGTGGTGCTAAAATGCCTAGTTTCTCCGGAGTGAATATGAAGAACATTAGCATTAGTGATAAACTCAAGATACTCAGAAGACAACTGTTCAGCAAGCAAAATACGAGGACTAACAACTACAATTGTCTTTGAGATGTTAGACTGGAATTGGCGAACAGCATCGAAAATACCTACATTAGTTTTACCGCCGCCTGTTGGCATCACGACAATACCTTTAGAATGCTGCGAGAGAGCATCCATAGCAGTTTGTTGGTGAGGACGGAGTTGGAACATCATCAATCAATTCAATACTCATATTATAAGGCACTTTCTGGCAAAACTCAAGGGTCTTGTGCCAGTTTTTTTTCTGTCCACCACCTTTTTATACTTTCAGACCTTTTTTGCTTAGTCTCTTCGCTTTGAGGTCTTCCGGTGCTTGCCTTTTTTTGTTTTTCTTTTGTTTCTTCACTATGTTGTTTGACTCTTGGATTTTTTCTATTACTTTCTGATATTTTATTTCTATATTCATCAGTATCATAAAGACCACTTTGCCATTTATTTTTCATAGCAGCAGATATTTTTTGTTTAGTTTCCTCTGAAAGCTTTCTACCTTTGCAACTACCACCACGACTATCTCTAACGTGATTTCTTAATACCCCAGTTTCATCCCAAACTAAACCAAACAAGTCAATCATATATTCTTCGTGTTTGATTGCTTGCTCTTTTGATAGATTATCTTTTAAGATTAATCTTCTTTCTTGTGGAGGTATACCGCAAGTATGTTTTTGAGTCATTCTATGATATTTGTATCCAGAATGATGTTTTCCTCTACCAATATAATATGGAGTCTTATCTTCTCTTAGATATGCGTAAGTATAATACATAAGTGGCGAAACCTACCATATTATTATTTATATAATTATACAACAAAAAAGGGGTCCTGTGAAGACCCCCAGTGGACGGTTCTTTAAGTGGATTAAAGTCTCATCTTCAACGGGGACAAACCTAGTCTAGCAGTATTATGAGTATTCTGTCAAGCCCCTCCTTATAATGTCACCCAATTAGTTCCCGTATATCCCTGAAACTCATTGATACTTGTATTAAAGATAACTGCACCACTAGAAATACCAACAATTAAATTTCTTTGTGCTGTTGTCATTCTTGGAAGATATAATGGTTGTGTTGTAGAAACTAAATCTAAAACACCTTTTGGATTTGTAATTCCTATGCCGACAGAACCAGAAACATAAGCACCACCAGTAACTTGAAGTGTTTGTGATGCTGTTCCTGTGGAGGTTGTAGTGCCGATACCAACAGAAGATACTATAATATCGGGAGATCCATTAAGGTTGTATGCTCCATAAGCAGTTGTTGCTGTCCCAGTTACATTTCCAGTTACATTTCCAGTTACATTTCCAGTTAGAGGACCAACAAAACCTAAAGTAGAAGTTATAATACCACTATTATTAATGTTCGTACTGGTTATACTTGTTGATCTAATATTTCCTGATGCTCTAATACTAGTCTTAGTTATTGAAACTCCTTCACCAAATACCGGATCACCACCAACAAAGAATTCATAAGAATTAGTTGAAATTGTGCTTGTAGAAATACCTAGTCTAGAAAAAGTTGTGATTCCAAGATTGCCAGTTATATACCCATTAAATGTTATATTTCCATAAACATATAAATTTTGATTAACATCTAAATTACTATCAATTGTTGTAATGCCAGTAATATAGGATGTTCCCACCACATGAAGTTTTGATTGTGGGTTGGTAATACCTAATCCTAGATTTCCACCATAGGTGAGTGACATTAATGGACTTGATGGACTCTGCCCATAAATCCAATTAAAATTACCAGTTCCTACCCCTGCCGAACCATAATCAAGATAATAGTTGACATTTTCAGCATTATAGTTTATAATATCAAGAGAGTTTCTAGTGCTATATGGATATAAATTATTGACATTTCCGGTTCTTATTTCTGCACTTCTTCCAATACCAATACTTGCAATATCATTATTACTACTAATTACTCTTATCGATGAAATACCAGACTTATTAACTTCTATGTCTGCCTCTGGTGCCGTGGCAGTTCCTACTTTAATTTTACCAGTTACATAAAGAGTATCAGTTATTGTTGCAATTCCTGTTGAACTAAATCCACTATTTACCGAAGTAATTGATATAGTTGCCGAAGAAGGAAGTGTTGATGCCGTCGTTGCTGTTCCAGTTAGATTGCCAGTTACAGTACCGGTCAAAGGTCCACTAAATGAGGTTGCAGTAACAATACCACCACTAATTGTAACACCGGTTCCTACTTTAAGTGTGGAGAAAGTTGAAATACCACTAGAATTTATATTTCCTGTTAGGTTTCCGACAAAACTATTAGAATTTACAATACCACCACTAATAGTGACTCCGGTTCCTACTTGAAGTGTGGAAAAAGTTGAAACACCACTAGAATTTATATTTCCTAGTACATTTCCTGTTAAGTTTCCAACAAAACTAGGTGCCGTTATAATTCCAGTTGTATTTACATTTCCTGTGATGGCATCAACCGAAAATCCATTCCCAGTTAGAGGGTTCTGACCTACCTGTAATGAATGGTATGGAAGTGTGGTTCCTATACCTACTTTAGATGTTGTAGAGAGGTTTCCGGCATTAACAATCCATCCATCAACTGCAATTGCATAAATGCTAGTTAGTCCAACGGCACTTCCATAAAATGCCGTGGCACTTACGATTCCTGTAGAGGCATACATCGTAATTCCAGAACCAACTCTTACATCACTATAAAAAGTGGAAACTCCGGTGATTGTCAGATTCGTTGCCGTGACTAATCCGGTAACCTTTGCGGTTCCGTAAACATCCAGAAACTCTGTAGGAATTGATGTTCCGATTCCAACCAAACCATTTGCATTTACAATAAAGTTGTCATCATCGACCTGAACTCCATTTCTAAAATTAAATGATTTGTTATAATTTGCCATCTTGGAGACTTTTTAAGTATTTATGAAGTTCTCATAATAAATGCAAGAGCATAATATGGTGGGAGGTTTGCATTTGTTGCAGGATCCCCGAAAGGATCAATTGTTGTCGCAACTGTGATGAGAGTTACCTTGGATTGTGTCACTACTGCTCCCCTATCGGGACCACCATCCCACCCAGCAAATTCTTGATTTGCTCCTTGACCGGTTCCCTCATTTGCAGTGGAATCTCTCGTATCAAGTGTGTGAGTATGTCCAGGATCATTAACATCTGAAGTTGCAGTATGACTGTGAGATACTAAAGTTGCATCAGCACTACCCCCAATATCTCCAGGATCATATGGAGAGGTTCCAGCTTGAGATGTAGTTCCAGTCTTAGTAAGACTATCTGCAGCAACAATAAATCTATTTCTTAGGTTTGGAGTTCCATTACTTCCATTACATAATGACCATCCTGTTGGAACCGCAATTCCAGACCACATAATAATTCCACCAATAGGAACTAATGCATTTTGGAAATCTATTTTTGCAGTAGTTACTGCATTAGCAACAATCTTTCCAGATGTTACCGAATTATCATCCAAAGTAGTAACTAATTCAACATTGCCAGTTCCATTAAAAGAAACTGCGGGAGCATCAACAACTCCAGTAATACTAAAGGTCCTTGAGGTTTGTAGTTGAGTTGCAGAACTAGCAGTACCACTTAAAGCACCAACAAATGTAGATGCCGTTAAAGCATTAGTATCAGCATTATAACTCAATCCAGAATCAATAAACGGACTTTGATTACCAGTTGATTGATTTGCGACTAATACTACCGAAGTTGATGTATCTGTTGATGTAGTTGCTGAAATGTTTATGTTATTTGCATTAGTTGCAGTACCAGTAAGATCACCAGTTACATTACCAGTTACATTACCGGTTGTATTGCCCGTTATATTAGCAATTATACTACCAGCAACATTTAAATTTCCACCAACATTCAGGTTCTTGGCAATACCAACACCACCAGATATAACTAGTGCTCCGTTTGCCGTAGTTGTGGACTGGGTATCGGCACTTACTTTTAATTGTGACTTAGCATTTACTGCACCAGCAAACTTAACTTCTTTATTGAATGTAACAGGTCCATCAAACTGAGAAAGAACAGTACCAGAATTACCTCCTTCAACAACAAGTCTTTCCTTAACCGTTACCTCATCAAATACGGCACTCAATCTAGATGGGTCTTCACCAGTAATTGTTGGAATTGGATTATCAAATGTAACTTCCTCACCAGTTGATGAAGATGTCTTACGATTACCAATAAAAGAGTCTCCATTATTGTTCATACCAGTATAAACAACAATACCACCGGACCTTTCTTGGGATTGTACTAAGAACTCTTCTCTTTCTGTCAAAGTTACGCTCTGAACCTGAGGCAATCCAGTTGAGTAGTTTCCTGGACCATATCCAAGATACTCAAAAGTATGCCCAGATGCTCTGACAATTGAAGGTCTTCTAAATTCAATTGAGATTGGTTTAATCTTTCTGATCAGTGAACCACTATCGTGAGATACTTGTCTTGTGGCAAGAGCACCACGAATCACTGTAAAAGTACCACCCACAGGGAATCCAGCAACTCTCATAATCTCTTCATCAATCTGAATATAAGAACCGAGTGGGAATCTCTTCGTGATTGCTGCTGCACCTACAGAACTTGATACTGTAATTGTAGAAGTAGTGTTAGTAATTGCACTAGCAGCAACAAGTGTTTCTTTATCAAATAATGGAATACTTCTGATTCCTAGATTTTCTGCGGTAGAATCAGAACTTGAATCATTTGTAGAAAGACCGTGCTTGAGGACATATCCACCATTCACACTTATGGTAGGTGTAAGTGCCGTAAATGTATCAATGTCAACTCTATCTTTTACAATATAATCTCCTCTATTATTATTTGAAGAATCAATTACTCTAAACTTATTACCGGCAACTAATCCGTGAGGTCCAGAACAATTAAAGGTACTTATACCAGAAGAATAACTGGTGGTTGTAATCTGAACTGAAGGTCCAACAACATAAGCATATTGATTTGATGTAATTACAGGGTCTCCTGAAGTCCTGGCAATTGAAATTTGATTATCGGCAGAAACTGCCGTAATACGATGATAGGTGTCAGAAGTTGTTCCGGCACCAGTAAATTGAACTACATTACCAACTGCCGTAGTGATTCCTGATGTTGCAATAGTGTATCTTGTATTATTACTACCATTACCAATCACAGAGGCATCAAAGAATAGATTGCCAGCAGAATAACCAGAACCAGAAGAAACAACATCTACAGAATCAACTCCACCACCAGATACAACAACTCTTGCCGTTGCTCCCTGCCAGGTTCCAGTTTGAGAAGTATTGAGAAGTTTGAGGTTTTGATATGTTCCATCAGTATAAAGAGTACCACCATTTGGAGTTATGGTTCCAGTAACAATACCGGCAAGACCGTGCCTTCTTGCAAAGGTAATTGTTGGTGAAGTTGTTGTAGGATTAGAAACAGAGGAAACATCAAGACCAACTCCTAAACTTGTGAGTAAAGTGTCGGTAGATTCTTTTGTAATACTCTTTTTGAGGTCATTTGTTACAACTTCACCAAGAGGAGACCTTTTGGCAAATGACTTGGAAGGAAGTGGATTATCATTAATATTATCTCTGTCTAACTGTGGATATAAATCAACAACATTCTGACTATACTTAATATTTGTGAACTCTGTTGGAATTGCCTTATCGGCACTTAAAGTATAGATGTGATAAACACCATCCTGAATACCACTAATGTATGGAGTGATTACTTCGCTTCTATAATTGTAAAGATTTGCTTGTAAGTCATTTCTCTCAAATCTTGGAAGTGAGGTTGTTCTGTTGGAGGTTACATTTGTGAATGATCCTAAAGTAGTTATTCCTACAGAATATCTAAAGGTCATATCATCAAAAACTGATGAAACCCCAACGGTTCCATTATATCCAGAATTTCCAACTCCAGCAGGGTTGGTGCTGTCCGTTACATTCTTGATAATAATACTATCACCAACTTGAAGATTGTGTGGAAGTTCAGAAGTAACAGTTACAATTTTGGTAGATTCATTGAAAGAGCAAGTACTAATAAATCTTGGATTTCTGTTATACTCATAGTCTGATGTTGAAAGAGATGATAAATTAATGTCAGTATCCGATCTAATTCCAGTAAAACTTGATTCTTGAATTACAAATCCATCCTCTGGGTTTTTGGCACCCACAAGTTCTTTTGGAATTACAACTCTAATCTTATAAAGTTTTTCATCCAAACTTCTGGTATCTTCAGTTCTCTTTACATAAGAAGGTTCGGTTCTTTCTGTTAATCCCGCAACACCCAATGAATTGATTGCCGTATAAATGCCACTATTAGCATTTGTGGTAATATACCACTGAGTACCATCATATTGTACTGGGTGCCCGACATCTCCGGCAACCTTATCTGATACCCGACTCAGAATTCTTAGACCAGTTCCTTTATAAACGCTAATTGCATTTGCACTGACTGCTGCCGATTGTGAAGAAGCAAGTTTAATTTCATTTGCAGTTAAACTACCGTCAACATCACTTGCAATTGCATAATAAACTGTATTTTCTACAATATTTTCTGGCAAATCACCATCATCACTCAGAATAATAACTTTTTCACCAGTCTGAATATTATGAGATCCAATTGTAAATTTATTTGATGATGGGATGCCAGTTACTGAATATTCTTTAACAGAACTTGTGACTCCATCGGACATTAAAATATTTGCCGAGTATTCTGTCCCGTTTGCAGTAAAATATAGTTTATCACCTACTTTTGCACCAATTCTATATCCCTGAGTGAGTACTGGTGGTACATCATCTTCAGAAGTAAATCCAAATAGATATAGTCTGGCGTTATTACTACTCGGTGCATCAATCTTGGCAACATCTAATGAAATCCAATCAATATTATCTTCTTCTCCTACAATTGCTCTTGGAGCAATAATTGAGGTGATGAATGCTTTATTGTCCTTATCAAATGCTTCTTTCTTAAATCCAGAAGAAGTAAGTGAAATCTGCCCGAAGTTGGAGTTTGAGTTAGTGATACTCAGGTCTCCACCACTTTCAGAATCAAAGTGCTTATTAAAACCAATTGCAAATACGGAAACAATCTGAATAAAGGCATCATTTGTTGCTTTAATGTGACTTGATTCCCATCCACTTCTATAAATTGATAGTGGTTCTAGATGATATGCTATGCTGGTAGAAGAAGAATTACCAGATAAAGTTGCTCCGGCAACTCTGGAGATGGCAATATTGTCAGAATAATCTCTATTTGTTGGATTATATCTTACAAATGCACGGTCATCTTTTTGTAGAGATACGCCAGTAAATTGTGCAACAACCATCGAACGAAAACCCGATGCCTTACTACCATCGGCAAGCATTCCATTCATACCATAAACGGAACGCAATGAAATATTAAAGATATATGGAGATGCTCCGGATACGGTATCAGTCTCAATTGTTACAAATGCACTAGATGCACTTCCTGGTGTTGTTAGATTGAGTGGGAAATTTGGAAGAAGATATGTAAAGACAGTTGGGTCCGTATCACTAATACTCTGAACTTTTGTTGAGATATTATAGTTTTCCGGAGAAACTCCACTAATCTTAATTGGAGTTCCTGCCGAGAGTTCGTGAGGTACTAAAGTTTTGACCGTAACCTGACTACTTGCGGTTCCACCAGACCCAGACTCAATTGTAGAAATCTTAATAGGATCTGCGGCAAAAGCACCTACAATCTCCCATTCTGGCCTCTGCTTCTCAAAACCAAGAGGATCGGCAGGATACTTTTGATCGATGTCTCTACCAGATGCAAGATTAAATGCATTAGAGAGTTTCGCATAATACATATCCAAGTCAGTAAGACCTGTATCTTCATATAGATTTACTCCATCTGCATACTCAAAGCATGTGAGTTTGTGGTGGGAGAATGTTGGGATTGATTTGTTATTGACGGAAAAATCTGTTGGGTCAGTATATACCGTACCTTCTGTACTGCCGTCAAAGATACAGAACTGCCAGAAATAGCAGGCACCGGTAATTCTAAAAATTGCCGAGTTTGGAACAGAAGAATCTGTTGGGTTCGGAACATATTTTGGACGAATCTTAGTCTTTCTTAAATCTAGACCAACGATTGAGGTTCCTCTGGGTACAACAACACCACCATTAACACTATTGAACTTATAAAGAATATTATCGTCTTGTGTGAGGTCAAATACTGAATTGAGTGTAAGTGATAAGGTATTTGATGCCGCAGATGTTGCCCCACTTGGAGATGTTACTGTTGCAGTAGTACCAACAGTTTTTATAGAAAAACCAGGTCTGTTATCAACCGTATGTGCTCCTGGCATTAAGAGAATTGTAGTCTTCTCTACATCATCATTACTATTTCCTCTCTGATAGGAAAATCTTGCTGCTTCTAGAAGTGCTCTCTGTAGCGTCTTGAAGGGTTGAGCAAGTGAATTACCCTGATTACTAATACTATCAGTAGAATCAAGGTCACTTGGAGAAACATAAAGAATGCGACCTTCTGTGTTCTTTATAAAATTATCAAGTTTGTTTAATCCCATATTTATTACTAATATACCTAATATGTTTTATTTATGTTTATTCATCCAATACTTGTTCAGAAATCCTAAAACATATTCTTCACCGGGACATTCTTTACAGAGTTTATTTTCTACACCATTATTCCACCACTTTTTCCCAAAAGACGGATTATTTTCTCCCATAAAAACTTTACTCATTTTTTCTCTTGTTTCTTCACTTGCTTTTCTTTTCTTCGCCGCCTCACTTAATGCTTTTCGGTGTGCCTCACTTTTCTTTCTTCCTTTATGACTATCACTCAACTTCTTTTTTGTTTCTTCACTTAAAACACGACCGGCACAACCTTCCCCACCATCGGTCATATTTCTTAAAATTCCTGTTCCTAAATCTTTTCTACCTAAAACAGCAATCATATAAATCTCGTGCTTCCTTGCTTCTTCATCGGTAAGATTTTTCTTTAAGAATATTCTTCTTTCTTCTTTTACTGGAAGATGAATAGTGTGTAAGGTATTATTAATTCTACCTGCTTTACCTTTACCGATATAATATGGTGTTCCATCTTCACGCAAATATGCATAAGTGTAATAATTATTCATTCTACTTTATTCGTGGTTATACTTATTTATACAAGAAAAGGAGCATTTCTGCCCCTTAATCTTTGCCTAAACAACCACGAATAAGCACCATTATTTATGAAGATAAGTCCTGCCGCAAAAACTCATAACCTTCATCTGGAAGGTCTTGGGGGTTTTCTAGGTCCATATCAAAAAGTAATGGGTGTGCTTCCTCGTCTATAAGATAGAATGAGTTCTTAAATAAATCATCTGGTTCATATGCACGATACTTATCTGCCGTTCTACAGAGGTCTTGGTCGTATAAGTGCCCGTCAGGTAATTCATCGAAGGTAAATGGAATCTCGTTGATGAAGTACATTTTCACAATCATACTTCCGTTATTATACCAACAGTATGACTGACTTATTTTATACTTGAAAGACATTTGAGTATCTCAATATCTTATATTTATTTCAATACCCCCTGCCGGGTACGATCCGGCACGACTAAAGTCAACGGATTTTAAATCCGTAGCGGCTACCAATTACGCCAAGGGGGCTTGTGTATGAGACCATTATAACTCAAAGAGTCATTATGGTCAATAGGCAGAGAGGGCCATGATCCCTCATAACTCCGTTATAAGCAGAGCATTTTGACCAATTAAATTATCCGCCCATAAAAGTTGCCTTGAAGCAACATATAAGACCTATAAGTTGCCTTGACTCAACAACCTTCTTCGTGGTCGGTGTGTATTCGTATGAGGTCGTCTGCTTCTTTGTATTGACTATAAGGAATCATCATAGCATCTCCGTGTTCGCTAGTAACAATAAAAGACTCTCCATTTTCCACTCTTTCTAGTAGATTATCAAAGTCTGATTGAAATTCTTCTACCGTAAACTTTTCCATTTATCAAAGAGGATTTGAGTATGCAAGACAATCATCACTTACCTGAGCACGAACCACTTCAAGAACATTCATAAACTGGTCTACGGTCTCACAATTCACAACTTTTTCACCACCTTCGCTTGAATACAGATAGAACTTACGAGCAAGAGTATCGACAACACAGCGGGTCAGGGTCTCTTCGACAGGCATCAGGCGTTTCGTTTGATTACCTATGTATTATAGGGCATCTGGGGCGGGTTGTCAAGGGGTTGTCAATAGTATAATATATAAGTAAAATTACCACCACCATTATCAAATATTTCACCCTGACTTGGAATCCATCGAAGGTCATTGTAGTCGCCATCAACACCATCTTCCAACCACATTTGATTGAGGTCAGTTATAAAATCATACCCTTGTATAATACTTGCCGTTCCACCATCCGACCTGCCCGTAATTGTATAGGTTACGTTTGGTGCAATATAAGAGGAAATATTAAAAGTTCCATTAGATGGAGCAGTGAGGGTAACAGTTGGAAACCCAACAGCAGATAAGTCAAAGTAATTTGTAAGACCTGCGTCTCTAGAGTATCCCATTGACACCAGTATGCCACGCCATGCTGAATAAAAATTTGACAGTGCTATTGTTCCGCTTGTAGGAACATTTGTATTATTATTAGTAGTGTATGCTCCACCACGATAATATTCACTTAAATAAATAGGAGCATCGCCACCAAACTCACCTTGTATTTGACCCAGACTGATTGGAGCATATGCTGCTGGTAATGTCATTTTACTTACCTTCTAAGATTTCTATTCTATTTTGTAAATTTGTTATTGTCTCTTGCTGTTCTTTAATTGCTTCAATTAATAGTGGAACAAGTTTTTCATAACGAACCGCAAGATATCCAGTATCTCTAGTGGTTACTGCTTCTGGAAGAACCTCTAGAATTTCTTGTGCAATTACACCGACATCATTTCCTTCTTTTTCTGATTTTTCATTCCAATCAAATGTATTACCACTAATTGAAAGTACCTTATCAAGAGCATTAGGAATTGGAGTAATATTATCTTTTAGTCATTTACAGAGTCATAAATATTCTCATCTATTTTTATACTTCCAGCAACATCTAACTTTTGTTCAGGTTCTGCACTTCCAACTCCAACTTTTTCACTAATTACCGCACTTCCAATTACATCAAGTGATTGTTTAGGTGAAGTGCTTCCTATTCCTACTTTACCAGTTAAAAAAGGAAGTCCCTCAAGATCTGCAATTGCTCTTAATACTGTTCCCCCAATCCCAACATCTAATCTTTTCCTAACTGTTAAAATTCCTACATTTAAATTTCCATTAATATAAATATCAGATAAAAATTCTGCATTTCCTTTAACTTGAATATCTTGAAATACTTCGGTGACATTTTTGGTTTCAAACTCATAATAGAGTGTTCCATAAATGTAAACGTCCTTAAAGAACTTAGCATCTTCATTAAAATATGCTTGTTGCCCGGTTACATTAATATTTGTCATTTCATAAACCCACAATTGAAGTTATATTACCAATGATGCCACTGCCACCGATGCCTCCGATCTCACCACTTTCAACGAAGACATCAGCAATATTAAATGCTGCATCAAGAACATCAGAACCAACAAATGTTCCGGCAAAGACTTGAGCACCCCAATTGGTATTTTTTGGTGCCAGATTTCCGGTTAGTGCATCACAGTCTGCCTTATTTGCTTTGAGTAAGATTCTTCCCGAACCAGAATCTAATGTAATATTTCTTCCTGCTTTAATATCTACATCTTCATCTGCATCAATCATAATATTTTGAGCACGAATTCTTACTCTTCCATTTTTTTCTGCAGTTATACAAACATCACCATTTCTCCCACTAATAATAATATCTACACCATTTGACTCACTTTTTTGCCCGGCAATAATTTCTATTGATCGGTCATTATATAGTCTGTAATTTCCACCTTCAGTCAATCCAGTAAGACAGACATCATTATTATTAGTTACGGCATAAAGATTATAAACTTCAGTACCATTACAACCCATTTGAGGGTTATTCATATCTATTCTGAACTTCGGTCCAAAGCTTGTTAGACTTCTTCCCTGCCAGTTTTGTTTATCAAAAGGTCTTTCTGCCATTTTATGTTACACAATCTATTACTTGTTTTACTTCACCTTGGAACTCTGCTGGCGGTGTATCTAGTATGGGTCGTAATATAGCACCAGAACCAGTATCAGATTTAATGGTAATTATTGGAAGATCGTTCACAATAACTATAGTATTTATTGGTTGTATCTTAGTAATAGATCCCTCAAATATTTCAATAGAATATTCATTATCAAATTGATCTGTTGCCGTGTCTCCACCGACTCCCCCAATATAATTTTGACCTGGATTTTGAATAAGAATCTTATTCACACTATAATTTCTGGCAATTAATGATTGTGTCTGATTTTCGGTTGAATTATTAATTACTGTGTTTGCAGTTGTAGATACTGAATTATCATATAAATCTCCCGTTGGATAATTTTCTCCTTCGGATACAATATAAACCGAATCAACTTCTCCGGCATCATTAATAGTTGCTCTGGCAACGACACCATATCCTTGATTACAATTATCTCTAATCTCCACGAATGGTGGGAATCTATATCCAGAACCTCCATTTGTTACTTTTGCACCAATAACACTTCCGGTTGAACCAGAAATTGCCCCAATTAATGGTATTGCAGTTGCTCCTGTTCCACCTCCACCAAAAATAGTCACCACAGGAGCACTACAAAATAGTGGTGGTCCGGTATAACAACCACCAATTTGATTTGGAATGTTGTTTATTGCACTAAATGCACCCGCAACTCCACCAACAATATCAGTAACTGCTCCAATAGCACCTTGTATTCCACCTAATACATCACCAGCAGTTGCTATTGCATTAGTAACATTTGCATTTTCTAAAATTTCATCAAAATTAGGTGTAGGTGCATTTGTCGGTCCGCAACCAATTATCCATTCATCAACAATACCATTAGATTTTCCTTTACTCTGATTACAATCAAATAGTCCAACAAGACCTTTGATTGAATCTACACTATTACGCAAAAATCCATCAACACTAAATGATGGAGTAAATTCTAAAATTGTCTGGATTCCTCCAAGTGAGGCACTCAATCCGCTTGATATTTTACCAATAATATCATTAACGAGTACTCCAGTAAATTGATTTGCGGCACAAGACACAAAATTTTGAACATTATCAACTACAGAATTAAGTATCTCTTCTATGAGACTTCCAAGACCACTTATGATTGCACCGGCAACACAAGGAATTGCCTGTTCTACTGCCTTAATTGGATTAACCATCGCAGTTTGTGCGGCAACACCAGCAAGATGAGCAGCAGCAGGATTTTGAGTTGCTGCCAGAACTATACTATAAACTGAATTATAAAGTAATTGAAGACCACTATTCAATATTGGTATCATACCTTTGTATAAACCATTAACCATATTACCAACAAGACCATTTGTAATTGCCTGTATCTTATCGGTTACACGAGTAATTTCATTTGCAATATTTGTAAAGATTGCCGGTGCCTTAATCTTATTCAGTAAATTACCAACCTCAGTAGATATTTTACCAATAATAGTATTATTTACCGTATTTCCAAGTAGAATTTTATCACCAATTGCACTAAAGGAAGAAATCTCATCATCTGCAATTGCTTCTGCTTGTTGTGGTGAAACACTTCTTGGAGACTTTTGAGATTTTGCATTTTGTTCAAGTGATTGGTCAGGTTTCAGTGTACCATTTGGTTTTTTAACCTTACCAGTATATCCAGTAAAAGGTATAAAAGGTCCGGCATAATCTCCGGAAGGAACTTGTGAAGTTCTTCCAAAACATCCCATAATAACTGGAATCTGAGCATTATCTCCATCTAGGAAGAATCCAAATACAGTATCTCCTGGAGATACTTTTACCGTAGTTGCATTATTTCCTGCTCCAGTTCCTGAAGTTGTTGGTAATAAGCACTGTGCCCATGGTAAATCTTCATTCGGAAGTTCTACCGTATTATAAGGATGATACCCCATAATACGAACTTTAAATCTATTTCCCCATCCTGCTCCATTTATTTGCCCACCATGAGAACTCTCCGGTGGAATCTGACCTATCCACCAACGGAATCCATCTCTTCCTATAAAATTACTTTTGAGTAAAGATTCGTCTATCATTTTCTTTCTTTGTTATTGACTCCAAAAGTATCTCTCAGCAATTTCATCGAAGTATAGGAATTATTCACATCAAAATGGTGGCAAAGTTCCTTAATCATATATAGACCACTTGTTTCGGAATCGTGTTCGCTTTTATCCGATTTACTATTATTTGGAAATAGGCACTCGATGACATCACCCGCTCTTAAATCAGTATTTACGGGAATCATTACACTCAAAGCTTGTGTAAAAAGAATATTGTATCTCATTAAAGATTGAGATTGATATAATGATGGATCTGCGTTTTCAGATTTTGATACTTCTTTTTCTACGGTTCCAATATCCAGAATGGCAGTAATAATTCTTGAAGGGGCATCTCCGAGAGATAAATCAGATCCCTCAGATATTTTAGGAAGTTGTAAATCTGTCCCACCAAGGTTATTAGTTTTATTGGAATAATTTTGTAATTTAAACAGTCCTTCTTTAGGATCAGTAAATGTAAAATCTAAAGGATTGAAAAATGTTCTTTGACTTGCATAAGTACCAAGACGAAGTTTCTCAATTAAATTTTGATTTTTCTGTGTACTATAATTCAGAATCTTAAATTCATTATCAACTTTTTCATTATTATCATTATAAGAAACTGTCGTTGGACTATAAACATATGTTGCCTTTGATTTTTGAGAGATTAAATTATCAATTGCACGAAACTGAAATCCATCCTGAGTTTGATAAAATACAAATCCGGCAGTTGCATTTCCAGAAACTACTGGAACACCTTTAGATGCCAACCAAATTAATGTTGTGAAAGGTTTTCTCATATTTCCAATAAATCCATACTTATTGGAAGTCTCATCAATTGTTCCGATACTATCAGTTTTTAGAACATCTGTTAATATTTTACGAACCGACTCACTAATCTTTGATGATGTTGAATATTTTCTTGATACTCGTGAAGTTTCATTCGTGATTGCCTCTCTTGAAACTAGATTTAGAGTGAAACTTTCTTGCTGTGCTTCTGAGATTACATCGGTAATACTAGAAACATAAAGATATTTTTTTGGATTATTTGAGAAGTCCAAAGATTCTCTTCCCGGAACATTTCCGGCAATTTTCATTGAGAGCCTTTCACCACCACGAAGAGGAAGACCATTATAAATTGATTGCTTTTCTCCGTCTTGGTCCTTAAAAGATGTAATGGTATTTCCAGTATTAACCACCTTGACTCTGGCAGTAATTGTTGGGGAGAAAATATCCTCAAAATATTCGAGTGCGATTGTTCCATTTTTAATATCAACCGTCCTTTTCTGGTCGTTTGATTCAAGAACTAATTCTTCATATATGGATTTACTAATTGACATTATAGGTAAGCGAGGTCGAGTAGAAGTTTATTTTTTATAAAATTATTTAACAAGGCAAAATCACTTATTGGTGAAGACCCTCCACCAGAAGAACCTCCACCACCAGAAGACATCATTTGTTGTGCCGGTGATGAAGGATTTTGAGAAACAATCACGGTTGGTCCGGTTCTCTCTTGTGCTAGTGATTGACTTATTTGTGGATTTTGTGGAGTACCGGTTGGTGTTATTTGTGCTGGTGTTGGGGGTTTTGCTTGTGGTGTTGCTGATTGAGATGCTAGTTGTGCCCGTGGTGATGCTCCCGAAACATTACTTGCAGTAGATCCCGCTGCTCCGTGAGCTAGCGTTACGCCGCCACTACCAAGAACTTCAGCTTCTCTACCATATCCACTTCCACTAGATAGAGACGATACTTTTCCTACTGCAAGAGGAAAAGCAATTTTAGATCCAGGCAAACCAGCAATAGTTGGTCCAACATTTGGATTTATTTCTTGAAGATCTATTCCACCCTGAGTTCTTCCTTTTTTACTGTGAGCTTTTTGCTCACGTAGAATCATTGATTTTATTTGAGAATCTGAAGCGCCAGCAAGAAGATCTTCTTTGATATTGCCAAAATGAATCCTAGAACCTCTAGCCAACATTGCTTTAACAGCAGCAAAAGCAACATCCCTAGCTTTTTTATAACCATCTTCAGTCATATTTGGTGGGCTTAAATGGAAATGAACGCCATAACGTCCCTGATCTTCTTTACCATCTCCAGAAGCACCTTGAAGAAAACCACCAGCACCAGTTTGTGGTATTAATGATGTAGTTCCTGTTGATACTGGTCTTGATGGTGCAGATGATTGTTGAGATGCTTGTGATTGAGAACTTCCAGGTTTGAATGATTTAATAAAAGCATTATGTGTTTTTCTCCTATCAGCATAAACTCTTGGATCCGGATTCTCCCACTGTATCATAAAATCATCTGCTGCTTGTTCCGGAGAACTAAACTGTTTTCTTAAATATAACGGAGTATTCGGGTCACTCTTTATTGCAAAATCAATCTGCCCTTTCCAGTTAGTTTTATAATCAGGAACTGCTTTTAAAAATGCTTGTTTTCGGCTAGGAAATGTATATTGAAATAAACCAACTCCTTGCTTACTATCACCTTTTTCTTGAGCTCCAATTTGAAAACCACTCTCTCCTTGAATATTTGCCAATATACCTAAAGCGTGTATTTCAGAAACTCCTAAACTTTTAAGATAAGAATATACTGCTTGCGAACTAACCCTTCCACCAGATGTTTCTGGACCTTGACTACCACTATAAGGTGCAGTTCGTTCATAGGCACCCTCATTAGTATTTTCAGTTCCGAGTGGTCTGGCATCCTCTCCAGAAGCAATACCCTCACTTAATGGAGTTGTTATTAATTTGATTGCATTCTCAAAGTCAGTACCCCAATTTTCCACACTTAAATTTAGGTCATCAAAAGCAGTTTTAACTCTTCCAGAAGTATCAGAAAAATCAAATGTCATTAAATTTTGTAAAGATGCACCCAAAAGTGTTGTAAACTTAGTAAATACGGTCGTAACATTACCAACAAAGTTTCCAAGTATCTTACCCATTTGTTGAGTTCTGGCAATAAACTCTTTACCCATCGAAATCCAAGTGGGTAGATTATTAATTATCCATCCTGCGGTCAAATAACTAAGGAATCCCACCAATCTTTCAAAAAATCCTTTGGCACTACCTGCAATTAATCCTGCTGCTCCACGAGGTTTTGTTACAAGATTTGGTGCCTCAAGTTCATCCTCTCTCTGTTTTCTTCTTTCATTTTCTATTCTACGATTTTGTAAGATTGTTTGCCTTTGAAATATTTCTCGTTTAACTTTTGTTCTATTGAGTAGAATAGTCTGTAACTTTCTAATCGTTTTTGTTGAACCTGTTGGAACTTTTGATTGAAGTGGTGATGAGATTGCCATATTATATCACCACATTATAATTCAGTTGAGAGTAAAGAACATAAAAATTATCAGGATTAGAAGAACTAATCAAAGGAGTATCGGTTCCATTCGTTGGTGCCTGTGAAATAGAAGATTGTTGATTGTTACTTTGACCCGATGACATCATTACCACATTCGGTGCCGGTTCAGTAAGTTCTCCTACATTTTGAGTGGGTTTAGGAAGTGGTTGAACCTGTGCTGATGGTAGTGGTACTGCTTGGACTGTAGGTGGTTTTTCGACCAACTTCATTTCAGTCCAATCCTTGTCTGTTGATTTTGCCCATTCCTTTGCCTGCTGTTGCTGTTCATAAGTCATATTATTCCAGGCAGACTCAATTCTTCCTCTTGCCATAGAGTTATCTTTATATTTCCAAGCCATCTCAAAGTTTTTCACCATTTCGGGACTTGGTGGAGGAATTGCCGGTGTTTGTGGTTGAGATATTGGTGCTGCCTCTGATATTGGTTGAGACAACATAGAGTTTTGTGGTTGCACTGCTGCCGGTGCTGCCGCTGGTTCTTCTATTGGTCCTACTATTGTTGGTGGTGGTGTTTCTGGTTTTGGTGCTGGTTTTGGATTTCCTGCCTTAGGAGTTGTTGGTAAGACTTTTGCCGCTGGTGTTGTTGGTGGTTTTTCTGGTTCATTTGGATTTTTACCAAAAATATTACCACCAAACATTTCTCTAATTGAATCTAGACCATATGCAAGACCAAAAGGAATTTTGAGTGCTCCGGGAGCAAGTAAAGCACCAGCGGCAAGAGCAGAGTCTGTATATTGCCCGGATGCAGCATCCATAACACCACCAACAGCAGTAAGTGCTTTTCCAGCAAAATTGGCAACTGCACCCACACCTCTTGCAATTGGATTTCCTGATGCTGGAGGTTTTACACCAGGTCCAGCAGGAGGTTTTGGACCACCAGGTTTTGGACCACCAAAAAGACCTCCCACTAATGGAGCAGCTTGAAGAGCACTTCTTAAAAGTTTTAGAGGAGCTTTGGCAAGTTTAAGTAAAATTGAACCTATTTTTCCAGTAATACCAGTAATAGTTTTGATTACCAAATCAAATCCTATTTTGATTGCACCAATAGCAGCTACGCCAAATCCAATATGTTTAAGAACATTATCTTTAATTTCTTCTAATTTGTTTTTATTTCCTTCTGATGCTGCCTTAAGTGCTTCTATTCCTTGATTAGTCAACCATCCGGCAAATAATGCAGTTAGAGCCTCTCCTATTCTTCCAAATATATTACCAACTTTCTGCTGCAGAGCCTGAACAGGTTTTGCCAGAGCATTTGTAATTTTTTGTTCTAGTTGAGATTCTTTCCCCAGTCTAATATTTGTTTCGGCAAGTTTTCTTTCACTTTCTGCTTCTGCCGATGCCTGTTGCTTCTCTACGGCACTATCTTGCTGTATTAGATTAGAAACATTTCCAAGACCATTATTTAGAGTTGTGGTTTCTGCTCGTAAGGCATCTACTGTACCTCTAAGAGCAGAAATCTCTTGAGTTTGTTGAACATTTTGGACAGTTTGAACCTCCAAATTTCTTTCAACATTAACTAAACTTGCCTGAGGTTGCACGGCAAGAGCACCACCTCTTCCTCCACCTCCACCAGGAATACCACCACCTCCACCGGCACCACCACTTATGACAGAACGAGAAACTGTTCTTGCCACAACATCTATAGTGGGTCCAATTGGAGATGATAGACTAGCCATTCTGCTGGTTCTTTAGATTTTGCTCTTCAATATATTGAGAAAGAAGAGTAATATAAACTTCTTTTTCCCAAGGTAACATATTTTCTAACTCCGTTAATGAATATTTATGATGCTGCATTAACTGAAATGTAGTCTTATAGTATGACTCCAACGAAGTATGAGCCATTCCTAGGCGAAAAAAGATGTTAATCCCTCCAGTATGACCTCACTTTCCACATCAGTATTTGGATTTTTCAATTTAATAGTATAAGAAAGTTTAGGCATCGTCTCAAAAAACTTCTCAATTTCCTTAAACTGATTAGTAGTAAGTTGTTCCAAAAACTCATTTAGTTCTTTTTTAGTCGTATCAGAAGCATTCCAAGATTCTTCTTCACTATAAATCTGCTCTACACAGGCAGAAATCATCTCAAAAGTATCATCTACACTCACAGATTCATTATTATTAAAGTTGTTCTTAATGAACTCCTGCATAGATGGATATTTCATACGAAGAGTTAGAACATCATCAAGTTTAATATCCTTTGAATGATTTTCATCTACATTTACTTTAATTTCATCCAGATTGATTGAAACTGGAACTTGTGTGGTTCCATCATCGGGGCAGGTAATTAAAACATCCACCGACTCTCCAACTGACTTTCCACGGACATTCAAGAACAAATATTCAATATCAAAAGTTGATAGTTGCTCTACCTTGATTCCTTTCGTAATAATACAATTTGAAATTACGGTTTTTACCGCTTCTGCAATTTGTTTTGTATCCTCACTTTCCATCGCAATAATTAAAATCTTTTCTTCTTTAACCAGAAAAGGTCTATACTTAATATTCTTTTTTAATGATGGAACTTCCAACTCATATGTTGGCACCGCAATTTTTGGTAATGGCATAATACTTGAATAAAAACTTCATTAAGGATATTTAGGTCAATTATTTAAAATCGTAGGAAACACACTTCCTTGATTTGGAATTGTACCTCTTACTCCACTTTCACCAAGAGATTGTCCAGTTCTATAAACAACTCTTTGATTATTGCTTTGATTATTGCTTTGATTATTATTATTGATTTGATTATTGATTTGATTATTATTATTGCCAATAATTTCATTCAAACTTAATGATTTACCTGCAATATAACGATCATACTCAAAAGTCACCGACATCTTAAGAATATCTGATGAACTATAACTTACTGGAATTGATGACATTGCCGATGGAAATAGTCCAATAAAAGTATATTCTATTTCTCTATTATAATCTCTATCAAACTTTGTGATTGTAGTTCTATCAGATTTATAATATTCTGGATATTGCATTCTAGAGATATAATCCTTACGATTCTGCCCTATTGGAGCAAGACTACTTCCAATTGGATTATTGGAACCACTTGCAATAAACTCCATCCAACTTTCCATAAATTTAAGAGCATTATAATTTTTATCTACATAAAATTCTAGACTGATTGGAATATATTGTCTGGTGTGTGCAAACTTCTCCGTTATACCCATAAAGTTCCCACTAACATTAGCAGTTGCCAAAGAAGTAGTTGGAAGAGATGCCGAAAAACAAAGTAATCCAGCATCTTCGGCAATAAATCTTTGACTAATTCCTTTACGAAAAAGATATGCCATTAGTGGTCCCCCAAGAGGTCCTACACCACCAAATCTTACTTCATAATGAGAAGTCTGTGCAAGATTCGTGAAGAGTGGTTTAAAGTCGGATATTCTGCGGATACTAGGCACTCTAAATACCTTTATGAGTCTTATTAGTATAAGTATTTAGATGTCTTATAAGGGAAAATTTAAACCATCATTTCCAGAAAAATATGTTGGCGACCCTACTAATATTATATACAGGTCTCTATGGGAATTGAAGTTTCTGAAATATTGTGATACGAATGTAAATATTTTGGAGTATGCCTCCGAAGAACTTGCCATCCCCTATCGTTCTCCGGTAGATGGTCGTATTCATAGATATTTTCCTGATGCTTATATAAAAGTCAAAGAACCCGATGGAAGTATTAAGAAATATTTGATTGAGATTAAACCTCATAAACAAACGATGCCACCACCCAAACCAAAAAGGCAGACCAAAGGATATATCTATGAGGCATATGAGTATGCTAAGAATCAATCAAAATGGGAGGCAGCAAGGGAATATTGTAAGGACAGAGGATGGATTTTTAAGGTAATTACAGAATACGAATTAGGTATTGCCAAAAAATGAACCGCATCAAACCCCTACTTAAAAAATTATACGGAACAGAAGATGCGGATGATTTGATGTTGGAAATACTTGATGTACTAAAAGAAACTACTAGTTCTCCAGAGGTAGGTAAATTTTACACTTTTGTTTATAGACCAAAGACTCCTCGTGTAAGGTATGATGCTCATCCTTTGGTTGCCGTTACAAATGTTTATTCCTGGGGGTTTAGTGGCATTAACTACCACTGGGAAAAACGGCGTCAATATACCCTTGAAGAAGTGATTGGACCTCTACATATTGTGGATAAAAATGAAGTCGGTGATTTGAGAAGAATACCTTTCGGACAAATCAAGATAAATAACTAAAAACTATAAATGGCTTTTTCAACTCCAATATCATCAGCCACTCAGAATGCCATTATTGGTGGATATAAAGCAGCGGCAAATAGAGCACCATCATCAAAAATATTTCGCTATCCATTAAAGAATATTGATAAGTCCGATGATTATCTGCAGATTGAATCTTATGAGTATCTTCCACCGGGATTGAGTCTTGGTGAGACGAATTTTGCACAAAGAAGTTCTGATGATGTTGTTGCGGAAGGTGGGTATGGAGCAAAAAACATCAAAGGAACCGTAATATTACCAATTCCAGAAGGTATTCAGGATAGTAATAGTGCAGGTTGGGGTCCTGGTGATATGGGACCCCTACAAACTGCGATACTGGGGGCAGGAAAAGAAATAATTGAGGGCGGAAACTTTTTTAAGAGTACAGTAGGTGCAGTTAGCAATCTAATTGGTAAAGCTAGTGGGGCATCACAAACGGCGATTGGGCAAGATACAGTACAAGCATTTTTTGCTAGTCAGGCAGCAAAGGCACTACTTGGAGGTTCAGACTTCAATCAAAATCTTTCCAGAGCAACCGGAGCAGTTTTTAACTCAAATACGGAACTTCTTTTTAGTGGAGTAACACTAAGAAGTGGATTTTCATTTTCATTTGATTTAGTTCCTCGTTCTAAAAAAGAATCGGATGAAATCAAAGATATTATCAGATTCTTTAAGTCTGAATCTGCGGCACAAAAAGGAGCAGCAAGTGATGGTGCTGCCGGATTATTCCTCAAATCTCCAAGTGTGTTTAGACTTCGGTATATGAGTGGTGGAAAACCGCATCCATTCTTGAATCAATTTAAGATATGTGCCTTGAATGCTATGTCAGTCAATTATACTGCTTCAGGAACATATGCCACATATTCTGATGCCACACCGGTTCATATGAATATGACTCTAACATTCCAAGAACTCACGCCAATCTATCGTGAGGATTATATTGAAGCAGGGTCACCAACCGGTGATTATAAGTCCACTATAAAAGGAACAGGATTCTAATGTCTTACTTCAGAGAACTTCCAAACTTAGAATACCAGTCATTCTTATCCAGTAGTAAAGGTTCCGATGAATACTTATTGGTAAAAAATGTATTTCGTAGAGTTAAACTTCGTGATGACTTACAAAATGTTTTTACCATATTCAATAAGTATGAAATCCAAGAAGGAGCAAGACCTGATACGGTTGCCGAAGAACTTTATGGAAGTTCTCAGTATGATTGGGTCGTATTGATTGGTGCCAATATTATAAATGTAAGAAATGAATGGCCTCTTTCTGATAGAGACATCTATAGATACTCAGAACAATTATACGGAAATGACATAAACGCAGTTCATCATTACGAAACGATAGAAGTCAAAGATTCTAGAGGAAGACTCATACTTCCGGCAGGTAAAATCGTAGATTCTACTTTTACTATCCCAGACCCTAATATTCCCGTACAAACTCTAAATCCTGTTGTTGGTATTAGTAACTATGAATATGAAGTCAGAAAAAATGATAAAAAAAGAGACATTTATGTTCTCAAACCTGCATATCTTCAGCAGGTTATTAATGATACAAGAAAAGCGATGACTTATGATAAATCATCGCAATATGTAAATGATAAATTAATTCGCACCGAAAACACAAGAGTCACGATGCCATAAAAAAGAGGAGATTTCTCTCCCCTTTACCTTATTATTCCGCTAGGCGAGCAAAATATGATAAGGATTCATCATCTTCATCATCATCAACCGCAACAGAACGAGTCGGTTTCAGGTTGCTAAGTTCAGTACGCAAATCTTCAGTCAGAGAAGGAGCAGGACCACGATAGTTGTCCTCATCCTCAACTTCAGAATCAATACGAGCAGACTTTCCGCCTAAGGCAACTTCAAGACGCTTCTTCATTTCTTCATAAGACTTGAATTGGTCAGGAGAAACAAACTCAGAAAGAGAAAACTGCTTCTTCCAAATTGCTTCCATAGCATCATCATCATTCAACAAAGCGCCCTGAGAGGCAAATTCACTGGAATCATAGTTTCTATAACCGGCAACACTCTTTGCCTTCAGTTTGAAATTGGCACCAGTCCAGAAATCAAACGGATCGATGGCAGTTTCATCTTCAAACTCAGGTTGCATTGCTTCCGTGAGTTTGTCAAAGATTTTCTTACCATACTTGAAGAGGAAGACTTTACCCTCATTATCAGGATTAGCAGGGTCCTTGACAACATAGATATTACTCATATAAGTCAGTTTACGCTTCTGCTTACGGGCAACTTCCTTATTGGAGTCTATACCAGAGTTCCACAATTGACCGTTGTGCTCACATACGGGGCACTTCTGGTTGAGAGTAGTTAGGCACGAGTCAATCAACCAACCACCGGGTCCCTGAAAGGCGTGAGAATAGACTTTGACGAATGGCAAGTCTTCACCATCAGGAGCAGGAAGGAAACGAATAACGGCATAACCATTATTTGCTTTGTCACATTCCAATTTCCACAAACGGTCATCAGAAGAATTACCAGAATTATTCATTTTTTCAACTTCTTTCACCAGTTTTTCGGTGAGAGAACCAAGTTTAGATTGCTTTTTTAGGTCTGAAAAAGACATAAGATTTTTTAGGATAGTTTAGATTGTTGGATTACTTAGATATTATAGCAAAAAATCACTCATTAGTCAAGGTACTTTTTGAGTGACTCAATTGTTTTTGTCATACTGCTGAAAAGAATATTCATATCAGTCTCTGGTGGAAATCCCATCAGAGCAACTGACCTTCTCAGATTCTCTTTCATCTCAATTGCCTGAGGGTCATCAGAAAGAGAAAGTCTTGTGTACATAATACGCTGCTTTTCAAGCAGTATTGTCATTTTATCAATATGTTCCAGTTTATCTTCACGAGGCATCATACCAAAAGTTAAAATACTATTGTATATAAACTCTTGAAGTTGATTGATTTCTTTTAGTTCATCCTGAATAATATCAGAATCAAAAAAACTACTCATTTATAATGTCCCGTAAAAGTTTTTTGTACTGGAATATATCAGTATGTATAAAGGGTTTATATTTCCGAATTTTCAAACTTACGGTTTCCCATACTGGGTCCAGAAGTTTCTTGTCAAACTCACTAATATACGAGAATATTGTATCATAGATTACCATTATTTCAGGTGCCAATTCACTTTTTAGAAATGTTTTGAGAAGAATTGGATGACCTTTCGAGCAGTCGAAAACATTCTCTAATTTTGTCTGAGAGAACAATTCGGTCGATTGCTCCTTGAATAAGTAAGTCAGACTCTGCTGTCTTTTCATCCATTCTTGGTAGGTTCTTTCTCCAGAATTTATAATTTCTCCAATCCATAAATTACTTGTACTATCTGCTGCTACAAAATTTGATACTAGAAAATCTACTATTTCTTTATCTTGGTACTTACGACTTGTTTTCTCGAAAAAATACCGGTCCTTTCTTTTATTAAACGAAGTTAGTGTTGCTCTTGTCTTTTTATATTTAAAGTAATCATATTTGGGATTAGAAAAGTGATTCTTAATGCCCAAATAAGCCTGATAAGTTTCAAAGGGTGACATCAGATAGGCAATTTCGCTTTAGAGACTCTTTTCATAAAATTCAAATTAATAGCATCATACTTCAATCTTTCTTTAAGAGGTTTGGAAACTAGTTTGGTGACTGATTCAATATCAATACTATTAATTTCACAATAATGGCAAATGGCATCAATATAATTACAGTTTTCTTCCGCAACTATTTTTTCTATTTCTAGGGCAAACTTGGAAGGTGTAAGAAACTTATCTTCTATTGCCTGCTCTAATTCTTTGTTTGATTCGGGTGATTCCATATCTTCTATATTAATCTCTAGGAATGTCGCTAGTATGTTTGTCATAGTTTAGCAGTAATAATATGTATTATAAGATATAATAATCAATTAGTCAAGTAGACATCTGTTCGAGTTTATCATTCACAAACTTTTTGATGTATTCAACTACGAGTTTCATGTACTTTTTAAGGTCTCTTTCTTCATACACTACACACTCTCCATTCTCACATGCCATAATGATTACTAGTTTCTTAATCGGAATACCAGTCATTTCATAATATGCCATACCATAAAACATTGCCTGAACAAAATAGTTCTCAATCCAATTTCTGGGTTTTGGTTTTTTAGAAGTCTTAAAGTCAATTACGGCAAGTTCCTCATCAAACTCCCCAATACAGTCTGTTGTTCCTGCCACACCAAGTTGCTTACTATACAAAGCACCTTCTAGGCAGTAAATATTATCAATTTTATTCAGTTCAGTTTTAGCAATCTTAAAAAGAAAATCTGATATGGGTTGAACCGGAGGAAGCTCTCTATTATAAAGATAGTTCTCAACCAGAGTGTGCATATCAGTTCCACGACTGGTTGCTGCCTTGGTGATTTTATCTGCCTCTTCTACACCAACTCTCTTACGCCACTTGACAAAGATTTCCTTATTAAAATGACTGGTTACTGAGGTGATGGAGACCATCTTGAGTAGTTGGTCTCCATCTGGGATGCTGTAATATCGGACCCCATCAATTGTTGCTCTCTCAAGTTGAGGAAGTACATTATCAAGATGATTAAACATTTAAGACCTCACTCTTCCTTTATTATAACCCATAGGTATAGATTCGTCAATATTCATAAGTTTTTCTTCAATACCATTATTAATCCAAACTCTCTTTGGACGATTTTTTGCCTTTTCTCTTAACTTTTCAATAGTTTCTGGAGAGTGCTTTTTTCCATACATAGGATTATTTTCCCCATTTACATCGTGATGATTTTCACTAATTTTTTTTCTAGTTTCATCACTAAGAACTCTACCAAGATTTATTTGACGCAATTTTTCAATAGATTCTGGACTCAGTTTTCTTCCAATTAACCAAGGTTTTGATTTACCTTTTGAGGCGACACTCATTTTTCTTTTTGTTTCATCACTATGATTCTTACCGTACATACCAACTTTTTTTTCTTTATGAAGTTGTTTAACTCTTTCGGAACATTCTTGACGATATTCTTCGGTTACTTCCCAACCAAAAATGCCGTCGCCACCATCAGTTAAATTATAACCATAAGGAACTTTGGTATTATACTCTTTAATATAATACTGCTCCAATTCATATGCTCTTCCAGCAGTATCAACTTCTTCAATCAATTCAATAAAAAACTTATCTTCACCGTACTTTTTGATTGCCTCAGTTAGAAGAAATCCTCTTTTTACGTGTTGATAAAATCTTTCCGTGATAGAAAACTTTGTTAGTCCAACATACTTTTTATTATTATCAAGGTTGGTAATTAAGTAAATATTATACACTGTCTAACTCATAAAAGGTTATAATTATTTATATAAATCTAAACCTCTACGAGTTAGACATATTATTATAATCCGAGTGCGTGTTGGGCGATTAAAAATTCCTTAACCAATCCTGAACGAATCACATCATCAATACCAAACTCAATTATATCAATAGACGGCATAGTTCTCAAAATTTTCATAAAATCAATTACACCATTTTTTTCATTTGTTTTTATTAAATCAGATTGAGTAGCATCTCCACAGAACATAATCTTGGAGTTTTCACCCACACGAGTAATAATAGAACATAATTCGTGGAAATTTGCGTTCTGGAACTCATCCACAATAATAATAGAATTATCAAGCGTGGTTCCTCTGAGGAATGAAGTACTCCAGAACTTAATGGTTTCCTGTGCCTTGAGATTGCCATAAAGCATCTCAAATTCAGCATCAGAAGGCATCTGGAACATATACTTTACCATATTCTTATAAGGAATTTGGTAAATATCCGACTTATCATCATAAGAACCAGGAAGAAATCCAATTTCTCTTGTGGCAACTAAAGAACGGACAAGATAGATTTTTTCGTAAGGTGTTTTTTCATCCAAAACCTCACGAAGAGCATTATAAAGAGTAATAAAAGTTTTACCAGTACCGGCACACCCATAGGCAACTAAATGTTTTTGTTCCGCATAAGAATCAAAAAGTTTTTTCTGATTATCAGTGAGTGGGTCAATATCTACTAGATATTCACCGCTTAACGGTTTTTTACGCTTTGCTTGACGAGTGGTAAGACCAACATCATTTTGTTGCTCTGCTCTTTTTCTTCTTGCCATAAGTGTTTAAAGTTTTTTTACAGTTGAACCGGGCATTTTCTGAGCTTGTCCGAGTACATCATTCCACGAAGGATGTTTGGAGGTTAGTTTATTTCTCCAATCCCCCACTTCACCAACATTCATTTGTGTTGGTATAAGAGGTTTGATATGAGTATTTTCTTTGAGATATGGGTCTTTGTCTGCCATAAGCATCCATTTCTCAAAGATTTCACCTGTTTCTGTATTCTCAAATCTGTAAGTAGGCATTAGGTATAATAATTTACAAAATATTTAGGGAGAAAGTCGTGCTTTGTGTAGACGCTTTTCCTCATAATAACTAAAGATTTCTGGAACCCATTCTCTCATTACTGGAACCATACCTTCACATAATGCCTGAATTTCTACCTGAGCATCAAGTTTAGCACGAAGGTCAAGGAAGTGAAGTGCGGCACGGAGAGAGAACGAAACCACAAAGTTCTGGCGGATATTCTGAGGAAGGTAATCACGAAGATGTTCCTCTGCCATACCACGAGTATTATAACCCTCAGCATACCTCTCAGATGCCGCCAGACAGAACTTTAGTTGCCTTTCGTAGTCATCCTTCGTCCATTCATACTTGTGCCCTTTACGGTCCAAATAGAGACCTTCTGGACGCACATAGAAAACCTCTTCGGGTTTCAGGTCACCAGTCGCAACCTTCAATACACGACGACCGGTATAACGCTGAGACTGAACATCAAAAGAAACTCCAACACGGTGAGTTCGTGCCTGAACCATTACATTATGAACAAACCCAACGCAATCCAAAGAAATGGCAGGATGCTCTAGAGGTCCCCAGTGCCCTCTCTCATTTGCCAGAAGTTGCTCAATTACCCATTTGCCACATTCCTTTTCCGCAGGAGGAAACTTAGTGTGAATAGGGTCTTCACTATAATCATTCTTACCTGCCTGATAAACAAGAGTCTGTGGAAGTTGTGTCTGACGAATCATCACAACTTTCATATAACGGTCAAGTTCAAGAAGGTCTTTTGCTTTAATTGGTTTCATTTTCCAAATCCTTTTGATGTTTTTGCTTCTAATTCTGCAAGTTCTTCTTTGACAACTCGCAGTTGTGATTTCATTTTCTTAAGTTCTTCATTAGAATATAAGTGATCTTGCCTAATCAATCTTTCTAGTAGTTTTACAAGTTTTTTTGCTCTTACGGACATCAGTTAAAAAACCTCATCATAGTCAATTTCCTCTGGTTTAATGTCATCATACTTGTATTGTGGTATATCAGAATATATCTCTGCCTTGAGAGAATCTAAAAGCAATTCCATATTCCGAATAATGAGTTTTAATCTTTCAGTATCCATTTAGATTGATATTTTGAATTCATTATACAAAAAAAGAGAGGACTTGTCAATCCTCTCTTGAAAACCCTTTTTGGGTGAATTTTTTGGGGGATTTTTTTCCGCCTTTCTAGGAAATCACTTTCGCCTTTTCTTTTCGGGTGCCCTGTATCCCCATAGTCTAGGAGATACTCTTCCGTATCCAAAGTCAATTTTTTGAACCGATCCGGGTCCAAACTTATCATAGTACATATCAAAGATTTTAACTCTAGTTCCACGACATAAGTCTACATGAGTCTCACCATCCACACGATAAAGAATTAGATAAGCATCATTTGGTAAAGAAGGATCTTTTACTTGAGCAAGATTAGTACGTTCAAAAAGAATTTCACAACCGTAACGAGAAGAAGTTTCTTTTTTTTCTTCTGGAGTCCACTGCATAATTTCTTCCTCTACTACTACAGTTTTACTCACGAACGACCTCCCCATACAATTTCTGGGTATGCCTGAGAAACAAGTTCTTTTGTAATTTTATATTTCGTCTCAAGTTTTTTATCTTTTACCAAACACAGAATCTCTGCTTCTAAAGGATGAAGACCTTGTAGAACATTAATAAACATAGTTTCTCTACGAAGAGAACTCAGACTATCATTACCACCCTTAATAAAATTATAAAACTTTGAATATTCTTTGCGAATTGATGAAAAACCCTGATCTTGTGATCCAAGTGAATTGGAACCAAGTTCACTCATTTTCCCTACGGCATCATCAATCTTCTCACTCAGGGTTCCACTAAATGAACCTTGCTCTCCCACACTTGAATAAGGAACAATACCTACTGGAAGAGCAGATGTCAAACTTTCATCAAAGTTCCAGATAAAAATTGCCCTGAGTGATGGGTCATTATATTTTTGTAGAACTTCAACTTTTTTAATATTGGTTCTTTGCTTAGATACTAAATTCAGAACCTCAAAGGTAAAAGGATTTGCTGGCAAATCAATACTTACCGCTGGAGTTGTTTTTGCTTTTGTTTTTGTCGCTGTCATAATTGTTTAATATGTAATTATAATCTTAATGATATTTAGAGTTTATTCTTCTTCATCATCATCTTCATCATCAATACCATCAAAGTATCCTGGTTCAAATCTTACGGAAACGATTTCTTCGTCAATAAGATCGCCATCCTTATTATAAAACTCTGGATGATAGGCAATTTGCTTTGGTCCTTCCTGATGAGTCATCATATATTCTCTGCCGACCCAACCCAACATGAGACCCATTATAAAAAATAGTACGGTTAAGAATGAACCTATAACTAAACTAGTTGCCAACATTTTTTTCTCCTGGGAAACTACTCGACTTTCCTTGACTTTATCGAAAATTCAAGATAGATGGTTACTTCTCGTTTGAAGAATGAAATCATCTTCTCAAATATAAGATGAAAAAGTTTAGGTTGTTTTCTTTTTCCTCCAGTAAGTATAAGTTCTACACCACGGTTCGGTGTTATATCATTATTTATGTCTGACATTATACCATTTGCTGTTCCTTCAGAAACTTAACGGTGTCAGTGCAACCGCCCAATCTCTTGTCGTCACAAATAACCTGTGGAAATGTGGAATCTTCTCCAAACTCGGCATAGAACTCTTCTCTGGTGAAATCCTTATTAAGATTATACACCACAAAGTTATTTCCTGTCAACTCTAAAACTTGTTTAACTTTATAGCAGAAAGGACAATCATCCTTAGAATATATGGTAAAGTTCATAATTGTTTAATATCTGTAATAATTTATATAAGAAAAAAGAGGAGATTTCTCTCCTCCTATGATACCACCTTACCTTTCTCACCACAGAAAGGGTCTTCATTCCCAAAGATACAAGGAATGCTGAAGACCTTTATATTATAAGGGATTTTGAGTCAGGTGTCAAGTAGCAAAAATATTTACAAAGTCTTCTGGCAGATTACAAGACTCTGCAAGAGTTGTGAATTCGGCAATTAGTTCGGTTGGAACTGTGGTTGCGTTTTCAATTGCGGTCCAAGTATTCTCAAAATCTTGATAGTTTCCAGATTCAATAAGAAGTAGAGTTGCAGGAAGTGCCGTTGCGGCAACAGGTGCAATACTAATTAATTGTCCAACAAAGGTATTGAGTAGAACAGAAGCAACAGCAGATTGCTTAAATGTATTCCAATCAGGACTACCGGGTGGTTGTGGTTGAGGTTCTGGTGCAGGAATGGTTGCAACGATTGCATCCCATTCTTCTCTGGTAAGAATCTCAAGACCAGGATCAACTTCGGTGATTAGAGTATTATCTGGAACCGTTGAAAGGCAATAATCAACTCCACGATCATCAGTCAACCAATAACGAACATCCAATCCTGAAATATTTGAATGACTTTGTAGAGGACCATTTTGACCTGGTTCAGTTAGATATTCTCCATTACGAACCCAATAATGCTTTAAGTATTGCATTTCTCTAAACTTATAAGATCTTTGTATTATTTAGTTAACTCCATAAGTTTCTAAAAGTTCTTGATCTTCTTCTTCTTTTGTTCTTTCTCCTTTAACTCTAGCCCACGATACAATTGCCAATCTTCCAACTTCATTATGAATTTTAGTAACTTCCCGAACGCCGTGCAAATAGTTTTGATCTGATGGAAAACACACAAGTGTCCCTGCTTTTGGTGGAACTTCTATACCAAGTTCAGGGAACATAAAGTTTCCACCATCAAAATCTTTACCGTTTCCATCATTACAAAAAAGTACTATGGATAATGATCTGTCTGTTGATTTTCTCCAAATCTTATCACCATTTGGAGCAACCCATATAGACCTACCATCAATATGAGGTGCATAATGACCTCCTACACCATACCTCAAAAATTGTGGAACTTCACTATCCCACACTTCAATACCATAAAAAGGATTAATAATGTTTCTTACAAGGTTCTTAAAAAGATCTTCAATCTTTGGAAACAAAGGACCAAACTCAATGATTTGTGTGTCTCTTATATTTTTATCAACAATCCAAGAAGTCTCACCTGTTTCATTGGTTTTGTCTGGGTCAAAGACTGATAGATCAGTTGTGCTTGAGTTTCTTGCGTGTTCTTGAAGTTCTTGTAGTGCTTCTTGTGTGAGGACTTGTGGTTCAATCAAGATGTTTGATAATAAATTCATAATGATATGAGTTGTTCGTAGTATTTATGAGGATCTTGCGTTGGTGGTTGCTGTCCCAAAAAAACTAGAATTTGTTAATGGACCTCTAATAGAAGCCAAAGATAAATCGTTAGAAAAATCTATTCTTTCCACTCTAGACGGATAATTTCCTCCTTGTTGTCCTGAACTAAACCAACCATAAGATTGATTACCAGTAGCAGCATTGGCATTTCTACCAAAATTAAAATTACCTCGCAATGATGCTAATGCAGTATCATTTGAATAATCTACTCTTTCTACAGAAGATATATTACTATATCCACCACCAAAATATCCAAAGTTAGAGTTTCCGGTTGCAGATATATTATATCTAGCTAAATTAAGTGTTCCTCTTACAAGAGCAGTTGCAGTATCGTTAGAATAATTTACTCTATCGACTCTAGAAATATCTCCAGAAATATAAGCAAAAAAGTCTGTAGAAGTACAACCACTGGTATTTCTAGTGGTTATCATTCTTCCTCTTTGTAAAGTTAATCCACTATCATTTGAAAAATCTAGACGAGTAAATAAACTAGTATTTGCAAAAACATATCCATAAAAATTATTTGAAAATCCTCCTCCTTGTTCTCCAGTAATGGTTATTAAAAATCTTGCATTTGAAGTATCATTTGAATAATCTATGCGGTCCATATTTGTACTACCTTGTCCTCCAGAAATATACCCAAAATTTTGATTTGATAGACCAACTGTCCATCTTCTTGCAATACTTAGAGGGCCTCTTGTCGATGCTATTGATGTATCATTAGAGTAATCTATGCGATTTATAATTGTGGTTACAGGTCCATTAGAACCACAAGCATTAAAATACCCATAAGACCCTAATACTCTCTTAAATGGCATATTGGAACTTAAAGTATTAGAATCATTAAATACTATCTGCTTCTGGAAGACCTCTGGAAGTGGATTGGTGAAGTAAATTGGAGCACCTCCGTATCCTAATGGAGAGGTTGCTGCACCAGAAGATTTAGCAACTGGTAGTGGTCCTCTCACCGATGCGATTGCAGTATCGTTTGAGTAGTTGATGCGGTCTGTTGTTGAGTAATAAATTGGTGATCCAGAAGGGGTAAATCCTCCACCAATATATCCAAAATTATTATTCCCAGTTACAGCAGAGGATCCTCTACCAGAACTCAATGGACCTCGTACCGATGATGTTTGTGTATCATTTGAATAATCTAAACGATCTACTGAAGATACTCCAGGAGTTCCTCCACCAAAGTAACCAAAGTTTTGATTTCCAACTGCTATATTATCATATCTTGCATTTATACCCCCTCTACTCAAAGTATTTAATGTATCATTTGAATAGTCAAGTCTATCAACAACAGGAACTACGACACTTGAAAACCCACCACCAAAGTAACCAAAGTTTTGATTTCCTGTTGCTGAAAAATCTCTTCTTGCTAGTGTCAATAAACATCTATTGGATGCATTTGCACTATCATTTGAATAGTCAATACGATCTATTGTAGAACTATTTCCTGGAGCATAACCACCCCCAAAATACCCAAAGTTAGAATTACCAGTTGCAGCACCTCTATTTCTTGCTATACTTAATGGTCCTCTAACAACTGTATTTTGAGTGTCCGATGAAAATTCAATTCTATCGATAGTGCTTGAAGTTGCTGGATATGCAGTTGCCCCATTATAATATCCAAAATTATTATTACTAACACTTTTTACATAAATCTTTGCGCTACTCAAAGAACTTCGAACACTTGCAGTTGCTGTATCATTCGCATAATCTACCTTATCAATTGTTGCAAGACTATTCGTTCCATCGGTTCCACCACCAAAATACCCAGCATTTGGGACGGTTGGGAATGTGAGGTTTGATGCGAAGGCAGAGTTTTTAGCACCACCGAAAGATGCAGAGGAGGTTGCTGCAATTGTAAGATCAACATTTGATAATGGTCCACGAACAGAAGCGGTTACTAAATCATTGCTATAATCTATTCTATCAACAGTAGAAACTGCTTGACCTTGAGAACTTGTAGTAGATCCCCCAACAGAGTAACCAAAATTAGAATTTCCTGTAGAACCAGGCCACCAAAATTTTGGAAAACTTAAAGATCCTCTAATTGATAATAATGCAGTATCATTAGCATAATTTAAACGATGTGATGAAGATGTTCCCCAACCTGTTAAAAAATATCCAAAATTATTATTTCCAGTCGCACTAAAACTAAAACTAGAATTTTGTATATTACCTCTAGATAATGCTGTTGCACTATCATTAGAATAATCTATACGGTCTACTGTAGATCCTCCAGATGGGGCTTGTCCGCTCCCACCAAAATAACCAAAGTTGGAGTTTCCTGTTGCAAGTATACCTCTTGATATTGTTAAAGGACCTCTAATTGATGCTGTGGTATTATCATTGGAATAATTTATTCTTTCTGTGGTAGAAATATATGCAGGTGTAGCACTAGTAATTCCCCCCGCAATATATCCAAAGTTAGAGTTTCCTGTTGCTCCTGTATAGGATCTTCCAATTGTTAAACCCCCCCTAGATAAAATATTAGTATCATTAGAATAATCAATACGTTTAATATCCGTTATATAATTAAATCCAGATTTATTACCTCCCATAATATATCCAAAATTAGAATTGCCTGCCCCACCACTAAAATATTGATTTACTGATGTTCTTCTATTTGTAGTTGTTGTATCGTTTGAGTAATCAAGTCTATTTAATGGTCCACCAATTCCTAGAAAATACCCATATTCCCTATAAGTCTCTCTGGTTCTCTCAGGAACTTCGCCCAGTAACTGCTTCTTGCGAAAATCACTCAAAGAAAATATTTTCTGTATAGTTTTATTGTCCGCCATCAGATACTAGACACCTTTTTATTATTTATTAGATTGTCAGGTAATAATTATTGGAACAATCAGATCTCCAGTATTCCATACCAGAATATTTTTCTATAATTTCAGCACTTAAAACTTCTTCTGGTTTCTTACAAGTCTTCTTAATGGTTCTACCAACAGTATGCATACCCTCCAAGTTATACTGAAAGACATCATTCTCTGGATACTTATTCTCCAAGTTCTCATAAGTATGCTGATATTTTTCAAGTTCCCAGAAGTCATATACTTCCCTCATTACCTCATCAGTTCTCTCAACCAAATCATCATACTCCACAATCTTCAATAAGTTCTCTTCACCTCTCAAATAAGGACGACTCATTGCAAACAATGCCTGCCCTACGATTCCATAATCACTCATCAAATAATCACAACGAGTATCATCATTCACTTTAATCTTATTATCAATCAAATACTGGTCTACAAAAGAAACCTTATCACTATTCCTATGAATCAAACTAATAAAACTTGCAAGGATTTCTGGAATACTTCTTACGGGACATACAATTTTTACATCCTCTTTAATGTAAGTTCTAAAGCGTTCAATGTTATTTGGAATTGCTCTGTTGAATTCTACGACTTTTGATTTACCTTCTTTCTTTAAGATTGGTTCGTAGAATAAGTCCATCATATTAGAGAGTACATTAAAGCAAGACTCTGGTTGTGGTGATGCAAGTAACATCTCACTGGACTGAAAGTACTTATCTGTGTAATATAGAAGTTCTACTGATGGTGAGATTGGTCCTGAATAGATTGTGGGATTTTGATTGAGAATTGAACGCAGTAATGTAGAACCACTTCTGGGTAATCCAGCCATTAGGAATTTTTCATATTTTTTCATAATCAATAATTACCTCTTGTATAGTCTAGTTTTGATAGAGTTATATACACAATTTTATTTGTTTTTTTGTACTGCATAAACGGTGGAAATTCAATCTCATTTCCAATTATTTCTATCTTTGTAATATCAAGATGTATTGGATATTGTTTTCTTAAAACTAAAAGCATTTTAGAAAGATAATATTTATTATTCATTCTACAAAAATAACTTATACCTTTTCTATATTCTAATGTTCTACCATCTTTAAAGTATATTTTTATTGGAAGATATAATTCTACCGATGGACTTTTCCTATTTCCCATATTTTGGTCTTCTGGATTTATAAAATCTACTTTTATAACATCTTTATAAAATTTTGCAGTTTTTCTTAACATTCTTCCTATCATTTGCGATATATATTTTGGATTTTCCTCGCAAAAAAATTTTATACCTTTTTCGCATTCAATAATTCTACCATCATCAAAATATACTCTAATAGGAATTGCTTTTTCGTGTTTTGGATCTAAATTTTCTGGAAACACTATTGGTTGTGGATTATCTCTATCTATTTCTTCTACTTTTATTATATCTCTATGTTTAATTTGATTTTTTAATATCATTTTCCTCAACCCTTTATTACTATATTCAGGATTTTGTCTACAAAACTCTTCTTTACCATCATACCAATCAATAACTCTACCATCACTAAAATATATTCTCATTGGTATACAAGTTTGTCTAACTTTTCTTTTATATGCTTCCGCAAATAATCTAGAATTATAATATCTATTTTTATTTTTCATCCTAATAAAAGCGTGTGTTGCTTTTTTTGTATGTGGATGATATAAACCATATCTTTGGATAAATCCTTTTTCTAATACAGCGTGAAGAACATAATGTTCTCTGGTTGATACTACAACTTTTCTTGTGTTTCCATCGCTTTCTTGCCCGTAAATAGACTTCATCCAGATATGGTGAACTTCACAATATCCAAATAATTCTTTACCTTCATTTCTGGTTAAATTTCTTTCTTCAAATTTTCTTACAAGTTTACAATAAACCTTAAGGTAGTTCATCTGCTCTTAAACTGACTGCATTAGTATTTATAATCATTAAAAAGGAGAGAATTTCTCCTCTCCCACCTTAAAGATTGCAGTCAGTTAAGGCACTTCTATTTATCAAGTATTAAAAAAGAACAATTGTACTAAACGACTTTGTGCTGGATCTTGTGGTCCAAAGTTAATATGATGACTATGATACATCCAAGACCTGAATAAAATTAAACGATTAAACTTTGGTAATACTCTAGCATAGGTTTCCCATTTATTCTCATCTAAACCATCACCATAAATGATTGATTGTCTTAGTTCGTCATAATGTGTATAACCAAAGAGTTCTGCTTCTTCTGCGGTTCTTGGTGTCGCATCTATCTTGAGTGCCTTGTGTCTTGCGAAGAGTGTTCCCGAATCTGGATTGTCTTTGAGTTGTTCTGGTGTGGATAGATAACAAACTCCACCCCATTCCCAACCA